CATCTCAACAAGAATGCCTGAGTCAATCTTTCCACTAGCAGAGTATCGCTGACACTCATTTAGAATACGTCGCCAATCAGGAAAGTGTTTTTGTATAATTTCAATCAGGACTTTATCATCTGACTCAACTTGTTCTTTCTGTAGGATAGTACGAAGATGTCCATAGAAACTTGCAGCAAGTTGAGTCTTCATCTTACCTTTGATATTGAACTCTACAACTGCACATCGGGAGTGGAGAGGTTCAATAATTTTATTTTTATAGTTACAGGTAAAAATAAATCGGCAGTTATTATAAAATGCTTCGATATTAGCACGTAAGAGAAGTTGTACATCATTCCCTGTGTTATCTGCTTCATCAATAATGATGACTTTATGTTTTGCATCAGAAGAAAGTGATACGGTTGCTGCAAAGTTCTTTGCTTGGTTCCGTACCGTATCTAGAAATCTTCCCTCGTCAGATCCATTGATAACATAGTAATCTGCTCCAAGTTCTTCACATAGTGCTTTAGCGACTGTAGTTTTACCTACACCAGGAGGACCTGATAGTAAGAGGTTAGGAACCTCACCTTTCTCAAGAAAGTCTTTAAAGGTTGTCTTAATAGAAGTGGGTAAAATACAATCATCAATAGTTTTAGGTCGGTATTTTTCGACCCAAAGAAAATCAGACATAATAAAGTAATAGATTTAGTCGTTGTAGACTGAATCTGGTTCAAGTGCAATAAAATAATTAAGGTTTAGTTTTGTGTTACTAAAACTAGCAAGTTGTTTCTTAGAGATAACAACATCATAAGATTCTGGAATGATCTTGATATTCTCTCTTTTAAAATTAAATATAAATTCTTTATCTGTTCTTCCCACTTCAATTGAATAGTCATTAGAAGTTTGATTGTTCTTATCACGAGCAACAAGTTTGATAGAATTACGATCGCCAATAGCAGACATATCTGGAAGACCAAGAACATCAGCAGCACGAGTCAATTGACGTAGTTGTTCTTGTTCTAGTTGAAAACAAACATCCCTACTAGGTAACTCAATTGTTTTCTCTGGAAGTGAAGGAACTAAGGTATGATCGCAGAACCAATACTTAAACTTACTGCGTTCACGTTTGATAACAACATAGTGTTCATTAGTAAAATCAAGCAAAGGACCGTCCATCAGATCAATGGTATTCAGGAACTGTGGCAAATCATAAATTGCAAAGTCCCTTGGCATGTCCTCATCAATAACTGCTTCCGCAAGAATATTTTTCATGGGAGACATAGTTTTGATTGAAGTGCCCTCCTTAACTAGAATAGAACCGTTGATAGAAGAAAAGTTCTTGAGCAAAGAAGTTGTTTTTTCAGATAGTTTCATAGTAAAATGTTTTCTCAATTTCATGATCAGATTTAAGGCATAAGGTGATCAATATTACCACTCGTCATTGTAGGTTTCCCATAGTGGTTGTCGAAGTGTAATAATAACATAGCATAGTGAATGACTTTTAGCAAGTCCTTCTTATTTTTGCCATCTTTATTTCCATACCTACTAGCATACTTTAAAATGTTTGCTTGGCAAAAATTAGGTGCAAGATCTCTTGATGCCATGAGATCTATAGTTTGGACTTTACGAAACTCATGTTGAGTTCCTGTATAATGTCCATTGTAAGTAGAAGCAATGTATTCTTCTACGTCTTTGAGGATCTCTTCCTCATGATATTTAAATTGGTGATTAGTCACAATAGGGTATTCCTGATCAAGTGTTCCATTAAGAACGTCATATGCCAAACTCCACGCATTAACCATAGGTAAATAGAAAATCGTTAACAAGACTCTCTGCTTTGTCTTCTCCAAACTTACCCTTCAGATATCCTGATACTGGGTCAAGTTTAGTCATATAAGCATCGAAGTCTTTATAAACACTAGTGTCTTCACCAGTGGGTTTCTCTAATTCTACCATATCCCTGTACTTTGTCAAGTATTTGGTAAACATTTCCAAGTGGTCATCGACTTCATCCATAGTGCATTTGGCAATATAAACATTCTCAGAGAAGTGATTACCAGGTTCAAAGAAACGATAGTCTCCTTCACTCTTTGGTAGTCCATCAACTGAGAACAAATAGTTCTCTACTGGATGTTGAAAGTCAAATACTATAATGACTTTCTTTTGAAAGAATCCCATTAAGTCCATACCAAAACAGGGCAGGTTACTGCCCGTCTTTGGATATATGATGTTGTTGTAGATACAACTTTTATCATCCCCTATTTCAACTTCTCTTGCTTTGATAAAGTAAGGAGTTGTGTATGTCTTTGCTATTAGGGAAGTTCCTTTACTTTCCCAGTCTGCCCAAACATCCCCATCTGCACAATGCAGAGGGAACATTTTGTTTAGGGCATCCTTATAATTTTTCCACAGGTTCATCGTTTACTTCAGATTTAGAAATTTGGAACTCTACATCAACTTTATCATACAATTCTAAGAATGATTGTTTTGTTTCATCATCGAAACGATTGATGCAAACTTGAATTGCTTTTTCTTTGTTGGTAAAGATTTTGTAGGAATGGACAATGTGAACCAATCTACGAGTACTGATCACTTCATCTATACCACCATCATAGAAAGTTTTACGGATGATGTCTGCCCAATCTACAAGTCTCTTACAGAACTCAGGAGCATCTACATTTGCTTTAGCAGCAACACGTTGAAGTATCTTAGTTTCAGTAGAAACTGATGGATACTCTTGCTCAAAGGTAACAGCAAATCTCTCAAGGAATGCTTCGTTCAAGACATTAGTACCAATGAATCTACCATCATCAGAACCTTTACCTTTTGTGTTGGCAGTAGCAATGATGTTGAAACCAGAAGAAGGACTAATGAACTTACCAATCTTCTTTAAGAAGACTCCTTTTCCTTCGAGGATTGATTGAAGGCAAAGAATCTTGTTGGAAGCCAAGTCAACTTCGTCAAGCAATAGAACCGCACCGCGCTCCAAGGCTTCGATGACTGGACCATTATGCCAAACGGTTTCACCGTTAATAAGACGGAATCCGCCAATGAGGTCATCTTCATCGGTCTCAATAGTAATGTTTACACGTATTAACTCTCTATTTAGAGCAGCACATGCTTGTTCTACTGAGAACGTTTTACCGTTTCCTGACAGACCAGTGATGAATGTAGGATAGAATATTTTAGATTGAATGATCTTTTTGACATCTGTATAGTTGCCAAAAGGAACATAGTTAGGGTCTTTGTCAGGAACAAGGTTTCTCTGATCAACAGGATCAGCAGAAGGTGCTTCGTAAGTCTTCTCAAGTTTCTCTTGAAGAGTTAGATTCCATTTACCTTTACTAACTTTGTATTGTGCAATTTTGCGTGTGACAGTACCATAAGCAATATCGTTCATAGCACAGAATGCACGAACCTCTGGTGTTGTGAACTCAGTACCGAACTGTTTTTTTAATCCGTCAAATGCTTCTTGTTCTGTCATCTTTAATTCAAATGGGGCAGTCATGATAAAGTTGTTTGATTTATATTAATATTATAATACATCCTACCACCAATGCAATACAGAGTGGACACTTTATTATACTGTCACAGTAGCATACCTGACATTGAATTAGGTGGTTTCAAAGCATTCTCATCAGGACCACCAGTGTCTTGCATGTATGCATTATCTCCAAACATCAAAACATAGGAGTGTCTTTCATCTGTTGCATCATAATCAACATGTGGGGCATGGATCTGATCACTAAAATATATACTGATTGTTCCTGGTTCAGTTGATGCTTCAGCAACCTTTACTAAGGTATCATCTTCAACAAAGTTTCTAAATTTATTATCTGCTCTTCTTCTCCAATTAGGAACAGCACTTGCATATTCTTTTTCAGTCCAAGTATATTTTCCAGTTTTTTTATTGTAGTAGAAACAAGTTTTATTCTTAGGGTTATGTTCAGATAACCAACCATTACAAACTAAAACTCTACCACTACCTTCAAAACTATCACTATGTGGCCATGCTTGTGCTTTAGTTGCAGTAATAATTGAGTGATGATAATAATTAATATACGAAGAAACTGGAGTGTGCCACTTCTCTGTAGATAATGTATCTCTCACCTTTGCAACTAATGGATCAGGAACTGTACCCGTATAAAACGGATTAAGTTTACTCATAATATTTGGATATACAGGACAGGAGCGGACTACTTCTCTAAACTTATCAAAGTTTTTGTAGACATTACTAAGGATATAGTATCCAAATCCTGGTCCGTATTCATAATATTTTTTATCAATTTCTTCTATGGGATTTACAGCAGATGCTTCTACTAGTTCATCAACACTCCAGATAGTTGCCATAATGTTATATTATATCAATTTATTTATACCAGATCCAAGTATCGTTATATGTACTCATTCGAGACTTTATATTTTCACTTTCTCTAAACTTCATTACTGCTAATTCAACTAACTGTATAGTCCAATCATGACCTGCAAAAATTCCTCCATCTTTTACTTTCGGATACCAAACTTTTATATCATTTTTTGCTTGTTCAAATGAACAGTAACTATCAATAAAAATAAAGTCTAAAGATTTATCTTCTACTTTTTTTGCTGCTTCATTGCTATCCATTTCATAGAAAACAATTTTATCTTTATGACCAGAGAATTCCTGATTGTGATATGAAATTAATTTAATATATTCAATTTGTTTTTTATCTACTACAATTGGATTATAACTTTCGCTATCCTCTTTTAAATAATCAACATACGGAACATAAGAATCAACACCATAAAGTTTTGAAATGTTAGGGCAGTTTTGTAATAAAGTTAAAAAACTTTCCCCGACATGAACTCCTATCTCAGCACCAACTAAATTATCTCCGTGCAAATTTATACAATGAATGATACTTTTGACATCTGGGGTAGCATCCTTATAATCGTAAAATGGATCATCTGGACTAGCAAAAACGTGTCTTTGCATATACCCCTCATCACCTTCTTCATACCTCATATCCATATTTATGCCACCATTGAGATGAATTCTGAGAGAATCTTTTTGTTCATCTTCTTAGTTTTAAGTGACTTACCAAATGCTCTCTTGATCTGTGCCTTAGTAGCATCTTCTTTAACTTCAAACTCTGTATCATTATTTAGAGCACTTGATGCGATAGCAAACTGTTTGTTATAACCATATCCATCAAAAGCAACAGCACGACTCTTTCTCCACTCATTTAATATTTTCTCATATTCCTTACACTCTTGATCAAGTCCATCACGAAGGAAAGAACTAAAGTCACGAGTAGCACAAACACGAATACCAATCAAGTTTACTTCTGGGAATTGATCTTTAATATAACGGTTGAAACTCTTTGTATGATTTCCCCACCAGTCATTAAAGGTATAAGAATGTCCATTCTTACGATTACGAAGAATCACTCTTTGACCAATACCACGAGTACCCATATATGACTCATCTTCCCAAGGTCTCTTAACAACAGAATTCATTTTACTACATTGTGCTTCTCCATCAGTAAGAACAATACAATGAACTTTCTGAAGTTTGTTTTCCTGTTTGAACTGAGGAATAATTGCATCAAGAGATGTTAGTGCTTCATTCAAAGGAGTTCCTGATAACCCAAGAGCATAAGGATAACTGTAGTGTACATCATAGAAACTATGAGAGAATCCATGTGCAATACGGAAAATTAATTTCATCTGTTCATTAAGTTCAGGAGTTCTTACTTTACTAGTGAACAAGTTAAGCATACTAAACTCTTCAGGAATATTGAATTGATTTGGTTTTATCTCATCAACAGGAGTCATACTCTTGACTTCATCCATAGTACGAGTTCTGATTTTGTATTCATTAGTAAAGGCATAAACCTCAAAAGGAATTTGACATTTTTTACAGAACCACAGTAGATTGTACATCTGTTTCAAAGTTTCCAACAACTGATGTTGCATAGAACCAGACCAATCAAGTACAAATATCAATCCATGATTCTTACCATCTGGAACTACTGTGACTTTTTTGAAGACGTCTTCATTATATTTGTAAGTGTGTAATAAAGTTGTATCGAGAATACCAGTCCGACTAGTAGTAGCACGGGCATATGCGTCAGCAGATTTTTTACACTCGAATTCTTTGACAAGATAGTTTACCTCCTTTTGTGCAGACTTTTTAAACTTTGCAAAACTTTCATCAACAGTTGCAAAGAGTTTAGTTGAATCGTATTTAGGGTTAGACTCTTCAATACGTCTCTTTTCTTCTGTCCAGTATTCAGTTATTGTCTTGTAAATCTCAGAGTTAGAAATTACAAGATTATCAAGATTGATTTTAGGTAACTCCATATAGATAGGAGATCCTTTACTGTTTTCGTTGTTAAGGTCTGAGACGTTCTTAGTAAAGATATCATCAGTTTTTACTTGTTCATCACCATGGGAACCACCAGTCCTCTCAGTTTTGGTTACTTCAGACTTTTCATCATCCTGATCATCTTTCTTTACTTCAACTTCTGCAGTTGAGTTAGGTTCTTCATCAGATGTAGGTTCTTCGTCAGATGATTCTGTAGGAGTATTTCCTCCTTCAAACTCTTCAGATCTATCAGGAGTAGGTAAATCTTTTAATGACTCTTGCTTTCTTTCATTTTCTTCTTTTACATACTTGAAGATTTCATCAGCAATTTTAAGTGCTTCATCAAAAGTTTCTGCATCACCTACTTTCTTAACGAATGGTTTTTCTGCTTCATTGAAAGGAAGAGTAACAAAGTTACCAACTTTGAAATATAAATTGATACGGTCAATAAAACTGTAAGAACTTAAGTCATCTTCAGCAAGTTCAAAGAAGTCTTGCCTATGAAGTGATTTGTAACCATTGAAGAATGTTTTAGTAAGACCTGCATATCTTCTCTTCATCAACTTCTCAACACGGGCATCCTCAGTGATGTTTACATAGGACTGTGGAAGATGTGGATAGGTTACCTTCCATTCCTGTTGTGGAGTGTATAGAGCATGTCCAACCTCATGAGATACTAGAAGATCATACACGATGTCTTCTGCCTTTTCCCAGAGGGGTAGAATAAGAGTACGAGTTTCAACATTGAATGAAGCAGTCGCTACTTCACGGTTTTCTACAATAAGGTTTTCTGTGGCAAGGAGTCTAGCAAGATGTCCCTTAACTTCATTAAATGCGTACATAGTGTTCGTTTCGTATATACCTATAATAACGAGAAAACCGCCCCTTGGGACGGTTGAGTAGACACTTTATTAACTGTCCACGTCGCTTCCTTGCTTGACGCAATGCCTGTGGTTTTAGGTGTCGTTTCTTTTCTTTTTTGGAGTGGTGTTGCCAGTTTGGAAGTTTCATTATAGTAGGTGACTAAATCCCTTGATCTTTTCAAATTTAATTGTTGCTGAAAATTTGTCAAGTAGTTCAGTTTTGTGTGAGATGATGAAAATGTTTGCTCCTTTAAGAACATATCTAATAATTTTCATAAACTCATCTGTACCGAAAGTATCCAGTGAACTGTCAAACACCTCGTCCATGATTAGTAGATTTGTGTTAGTTGAGTTTTTAAATCGTGCTACCTCCCTCCATGTAAAAAGTAGTGCTAAATCGATTCGCATTTTCTCACCTTCAGAAAATGAAGCGTATGAAAAGTCCTCATGGATAGGAGACTTTACGCTTTCGTTAAATTCCTCGTCAAGGGTGAAATTGATGTAAAAGTCCATCATCTGTAGATACCTATTGATCTGCTGATTAATAAGTGGCAGATACTTTTTGATGATCTTTGTTTTTACACCACCATCCTTAAGGAGGGAATACACAAAATCATAATCACGTTCTTTAATTTTTTGTTCAGTTATTTTATTGTAAGAAGATTCTAGGTCTTGTTTAAAAGTTTCTAATTTCTCATGTTCAGAATTTTTGTTCTGTAAGTTACTGGTAATAGTTTGAATTTCGTTTCCCAGATTCTTGGATTGTTTATGAATCCCAGATATTCTGATATTATTGTTAGAAATTTCATGTGTGAGTCTAGTTACCTCTTTAGATAGTTTATTGAAAAGATGCTCTCTAGTCTCTTCGGTTTTTATGGTTTCCAGTAGATCATCAAGACCACTGGACAACTCATCTAGTTTAGATTGAGCATCAACAACTTTATTTAACCTAAACTCTTCTTCTATGTGCTGAGTACATGTTGGGCAAACCGTATTTTCTTTAAAGAACTTGAGATCAGAAGTTGCGGTTGATACTTTATTAGATACCCGACCTTTCAAAGTACCTAGCTTCTTGAGGTTTACTGTTGCATTTGATACATCAGTCATTTTGTTAGAAATTGTTAACAATTCTTTATTTTTAACCTCGTTGCTTTCTAACAACTCCTCATTCTCAACCACTAATTCATTAAGAGTATTCTTCTTTTTCTTAATTCTTTCTTGTCCCTGTCCCTCAAGTTCCTTGATAAAGTTTTTCTGCATAGAAATTTTATCAGAAAGATTTTCTTTCTTAAGGTCAAGGACTTTAACATTATCTCTAATACCTCTAAGTTTATTTTTAACCACTTCATTCATTGAAGAAAATATTTTAATGTCAAGGATATCTTCAATGACTTCTCTACGTCCTGGTGCAGATAACTGCATAAAGGGAACGAAAGAACTACTACCTAGAATGACTATCTGAGTAAAAGACTTAAAGTTAAGTTTTAAAATATTTTGTTCCAGATACTTTTGTTGATCTACTGCGTTTGCAAGTTGATCTAAACATTTACCGTTTTGGTGTATCTCAAAGACAGATGGTTTAATTCCCCTTCTGACAAGATACTGTCTACTTCCAATAGAAAACTCAACCTCAACCATACAATCTTTTTCATTGATGGTATTAATTAATTGAGATTTATAGATCTTTCTGAATGGTTTATTAAACAAACCGAAACAAAGTGCATCCAAAACAGTGGACTTACCTGCACCATTTGTGCCAATAATTAAGGTAGTATCGCTTTTTTGAAAATTTATTTCAGTAAATTGATTTCCAGTAGAGAGAAAGTTTTTCCATTTAATTGTCTGAAACGAGATCATAATGAGAGGGAAGGATCACAATATCATTGGGTGATATAATTGCGTACTTGTAACCGTGATGCTTACAAGCTTTTATGGCGGGTTCTTTATCTATTTCAACTGCTTCTACTTCAGTATCTGCAAACTCATTTAACATTATAGCATATCTTTCTGCGTCGTCAACCTCTTCAAAAAGAAATAATATTTTCTCTCCTTTTTTGTCGAAGACACAATAAGCGCCATCATTGACGTTTTGTTCTTGATTGATGAGAAGGAACATTTACGCTATTTCGCATGCTTCATTATATATCTCATTAATAAGTTTCTTCAAGTTAGACTTATCTAAATCACCTTCAGACTCTTCAATATACTTGCTCAGGATAGAAATAGTATTCTCAGATTCTTCAATCTGGATATCACCTGCATCTATCATCTCAAAGTTTTCAACAACCTTAAGGTCATAAACATTTACTGAGAGGAGTTTGTCAATGAACTTCTCAAAATCCTTTTCACTACTTTTCTTTCTAACAATAACTTTAACAATTTTATTTTTATAGTTACTAAAGTTAAAAGTTTGTCTAGGGGTATCTTCGTAATAGATGTGCTTATACATCGAAAAGGGATTATTGATAGCAGTGGTTTCTAGGGTATCCAGATCAAGGATATGGAAACCACGATTATCATTTACATCATTCCAATAGATCTCGTAAGGGTTGCCTAGGTAGTAGACAGTTCCATTATTTGATCTTGTATGAAAATGTCCAGAGTATACCTTATCAAACTTGTTAAGGAGGTTAACGTCCATACTACCATGCTCCATAACAACATGATGGTTAACTTTAAATCCTTTGAGTTCAAGGTGTCCCATTGCAAGTTTAGATGATGACTTTTTGATACATTCAAAACTTTCTTTTTCGTTTTCTTTATTAACCCAAGGTAAAAATAAAATATCACGACCACCAATACTTACTTCTTGGGGATCTGGATAAATTTTTATATTGTCATACTCTCTTAAAAATAATCCAACACTTGTTAAATTATTTGTATTTTTGTAATAAGCGGTATGGTTACCAACGATCGTATGTACTTCAATTCCCATCTCAGCAAGACGATCATAATAGTTTTTCTTTGCCCAATCAAGTGCCCAGAAATCAATGCCACGGCGATTGTCAAATGTATCACCCATGTCAATGACTGTTGTGATCTTGCGTTTTTCTAGTTCTGGAAAGAAAACCTCATTATAAAAATCTAAAAAATAATTATGGAAAGTTTGAGAATTCTTACGAGCACCAAAGTGTTGGTCAGTAATTACTGCTACATTCATTTTAAATAATCCTCAATACTGTTTTGACTTCCCCAAAATGATTCTACACTTTGTAAATCAGGATCAGCAAGTTTCCAAGGATCAAAAATACTTGCAGTTGGAGTGTCTAAACCATGAGACAATTGTACCAAATCAAGTATCTCAAAGCAACCTAATGTAACTCTTTCTACATCTTTGGGATCTTCTTTGTAGATATCCCAAATATCACTCTCAGAACATTTTTCTTTTTCTAAAAACTTCTTTGCTCTCTCTGAAACATCATCCCAAAATGGACTATCAAAAGAAGATCCCATTTGATAATGGTATGCTAAACCTTCAATCCATTCTTTTTCACTACTAATAATAGCAGTATTCACATCTTGTTTAGATGCATCATCATTTACATAGTCAACCAAAACTTTAGAAATTTGATGTGTATGAAGACCAGAGAGACTTTGTAGAGGTTCCATGAATCCTGCAGCATTTCCATTTCTAGCATAAACACCGTTATCATCAATTAAAAAAGATGCAAACTGAGGTTTCCAAGTAACGTATTTTGCTGTAGATACATCTTCATCTGGAAGCATTTTTTGTAATCCTTCTCTTGCTTCTTCTTCTGTAGTAAATTTACTACTAAAAGTATATCCCCAAGTTTGACGATCTTTCAAAGGAATACCAAACATCCAACCATTTTCATGAGCAAAGTGAACAGTATGATTCCAATTGCCAGCAGACATTCTCCTGTAGATGACTGCTGAATCGACAGTAGGTAATTCAGATTCTATATACTCATCTTTGTATAACAAAGGTTCATTTCCACTACAATCAACAACAAAATTATAATTACGTCCGTTGACAACACATCCGCTAGGCAAAGATTCGATAGTGTCTACTTTTTCAGGAACAACTTTAATGTTAGTTCCTTCAATTTTTTCTATATGTTTTAATGTAAAAGTACTTAAGGCACTTGTATCCATATGAATACCATATTGACCTACCCCAAAGTCATGTTCAAATCTTTTATTTTTCTTTCCCCAATTAAAAAACCTGACTCCATACTTAAGACTACCTTTTAATTCATTAAAAAGCATATCAGTACTAAATTTAGATCTTCTTAAAATCTGAGGAATGTGAGGTGTAGTTGCTTCTCCAATTCCAAAGATGGGAGTTTCTGGATCATAAATCCAATCAAGTTCAAAATATTGAAAATTTAATTCTTGAGAGAACTGAAGAGTCTGAATACAACCTGCTGTCCCTGTTCCAATTACAGCAATTTTAATCTTCTTAAATTCAGTATTCATTTTTTCAATCTATACTGCACATTATCTTTAATTGAATTATAATCACTTTTACTATTACTCAAAACATTATCATCAACCTTGAAAACTTGGTCATAACCAGTCTTCTCTAAAATTTTATTCTTAATCTCCATCTGCTTTTTCTCTTTTTGAATACGTCTCAGAAAAGCGTAATGGATGATCTGAGTAAAATAAGCAAATGGGTTCCTTGACTTTTCAGGATCAAAGTTATTGATGTACTGAACACAGTTCTCTATACCATCAGAAATCATATCTTCACGGAACATATAATTAACAAAGTTTGGTTTATATGACAAGTGTGTTGCTATCTTCAAGAAGCACTCACCAAGATAGTTCGTGATACGAGGTTTTTGTTTCTCGTTCTCTAGTGCTTCTTTTACTTTGCTTTTGTAAACAATAAGTGCTTCTAAGAGTTGCTTATTATTAACATAATGTTCAGATCTGGCTTTGGGCATTATTTACCTTTATCATGGTTTTATTATAACACTTTAAGCAGAGCTTGACAAGTGTTCTTAATGTATGTACAATAACCTTGTGGAGGTTCAGAGGGATATATTAAGTATCTAATTTAAGTCTTAAGCATTTCTCTAGGGTCTTTCTTGCATCTTCTACTGTGCCAAGAGAACCCATTGTCCTATTGAGTTTAACTCCTCTCGTTTTACTCTTAGGGTTGTTAGGGAGGTTGACATCCTGAAAACCCGCCTTGACGTATTCTTTGTAGCACTGTACATAATAATTGTTTTCAGGTAATTCAGTCATAGTAATTACATCACTAAGTTTTATGAACAGTGTTTCTTCAAGACAAACCTTTATCCAAGGTTCAAATTTTAAGACATTATGATTTGATCTGCTAGTAATTTCAATTGTTACAGGAGAACCCAAACATATAATCGGGTCTTCATTCTCATCATCAGAAAAGATATGAGAGATAATTTCCTCGCCAGTCTTCAGTTTTATAAGTGCGTAATAAGTGTCATCCATTATTTTTTAAAGTAACGTTTACTATATCATAGTTAAAATTCTCTTCTGAGTAAATCTTAACTCTTTCAATCATATGATTGAGTGTATAATTTTTTCTTGTTTTGTAACTGATGTCATCTGCAATGTCGTATAGGGTTGCCATAGATTTATTTTTTCCCCTCCTAAGTACTCGTCCAATGCTTTGAAGGTTACGAATCCTAGATTTAGAAGGAGAAGCAAAGATAACATTGTGCAGTTTTTTAATGTTTATACCAGTTGAAAATGTACCGTAAGAAGCAACTATGATTGCATTATCTTCCTTTTCAGCAATTGCTCTTACTTCCTCACGAGATTCTACATTTACACCGCCGTAGATGAAGAAGACTTTTTTATTACTCGTACTACTATTTATTAATTCAAAAAGAGGCATACCATGATCTTCCACTCTATTGAAAAGAACTAGAGTATTACCTTTTAGATCTAATGTCAGGTTTTTAATGAAGTTGTTTCTTTGCTCGTGTTTTATAATATACTGTATTTCATCTTCAAATACCTCAAACTTTTTAGGAGGATGCTTGAGTAGAATAATTTTAATATCTAAGTTGGCAAGATAACCTTTCTCCATCAATTCGTCAGTACGAATAATTTTATAAGAAGGTCCGAAAAGACCCTCTAACACCCACTTATGAGTCTGTGTACCATCAAGAGTTCCTGTAAAACCATAACGATACTTGGCATTTCCAAGTTTTGTCATTATAGATATCAGTGATTTACTTTTAAACTGGTGTGCTTCATCACCTATCACTACAGAAAATCTTTCAAAATATTTACGAGGTAACTTGTAAATTGATTGCCAAGTGGTTATAATAACCTGAGAGTCTGTTTCTCTTTCTTTTCCTGCATATATCTTGTGACAATATGAACCAACATCCCAACCATAGTCCGCAAAGTCTTTATACATTTGTTCTACAAGGGAAGTCGTGGGAACAACAATCAGAGTATTTTGCTTTTTTTCAACAAAATATCTCACAATCCCGTATATCATCAGCGACTTTCCTGAAGCAGTTGGAGCTATCAATAGTTTACGATTATTTTTTAAGGCATCATATATGCCATCAATCTGATAGTCTCTAGGTTTATATTTTGATATTGATGTTACGTAATCCTTGACACCCTCATATGAGATATTCTCATTGACTTCAAAGGGAGTACCATAGTATTTGTTATTTAAAAATTCATATTCGTATTCATAATTCTTACAAAAACTTACCAGTTTATCAAGCAACCCAACGTAAATTTGATTTTTTCTAGAATCAAACAATCTAATCTTTCCGTCCCAGTACTTACTTCTATACTGAGGCATGAACTTTGCGCCAGGAACCTCAAAAGTAAAATGATCTGACAGTTCATGACAGACGTGTGGTTCGGCAAGTATCTCTAAAAATACTTCGTTCTTCTTTTTAATAACCAAGTTTGACATAATCCACATGTCATCTATGGTTATTTAGATGGGTCTTATATGCCTAATATCTTACGTTGTCTTTCAAAATACCCATGAAGAATCCATGAACTACTATTCATTTTATCTTCACCACCAATACCAAATTCAAATTGTACTCGTGGATCTCCACCATACTTATCAGTTTCTGGTGTATTAAATTTACCTCTATCACCACCATTACAAAAAATAACGGTATCAGCAATATCCAAACACTTTTCAATTGCACCACAGGCACTGTCATCTGCATCTTCCCAAGATATGACAGCATCAACCATATTTAAATTCCTAACAATCTCTGCTCTCTCAGTCCAACATTGAAAATACTGTCCTTTCTTTCTCTTCAACCAAGGATCTCCATTCAAACCAACCACGAGATAGTTTGAAAGATCCTTTGCTCTCTCAAAATATCTTATATGTCCACTGTGGATAGGATCAAACCCACCCGTAACCAAACTCAATTTTTCAAAAAACATTAGCAATAATCCAATCTTCAAGATCTACTTGTGGTTTCCAACCAAAGGTTTTTCTTACCTTATCAGTATTTGCTTGGGTAACTCTACACTCACCAGGTCGACCTGGAAGAGTAACCTGATTATCAGAAATCATATTAGCAATCTGATTGATTGAATAGTTTATACCACAACCAATATTATATATCTGACCATAAGCATCCTCATCAGGATTTGATATTGCTGCCATTATATTTGCATTACAAACATCACTGACATGTACAAAGTCCCTACGTTGTTCTCCATCACCACAAATAGTAAGTGGTTCACCTGCTGCAAGTTGTCTTAAAAATATACCAACCACTGGTACATACTGTCCTCTTAATGGTTGTCTCTCACCATATACATTAAAGTATCTGAAGATGACAGTAGGAAGATCAAAGAGTTCAGTATACATCTTACATAGATTTTCTCCTGCAACTTTAGAGACTGAGTATGGATTCAAACAGTCATTAGGTTGTGTTTCTACATTAGGTGATTCATTGGCAAGACCATATGCAGAAGACGTAGAAGAATACATTACTTTTTTAACACCTGCTTCACGAGCACACTGAAGAACAGTTGCTGTACCGAGAGCATTGATTCTAACTGCATTAAGGGGATTTTCAACAGCGGGTTGAATACGTGCTTCTGCTGCAATATGAAACACATAATCTACATCATGATAAAAAATTCTAGTGCGTTGATAACTACAAATATCTTGTTTCACATAATATGCTTTGTCATTATAGTAAAACTGATCATGAGCATCAGAATATTCATTATCAATAACAATAACTTTATGTCCCATTTCAAGGAGTTTATCCACTAGATTAGATCCTATAAATCCTGCACCACCAGTGACTAAACTTGTTGCCATTAGAATCCTCCTTGGAACTTGTGCCACTCAATAGAATTATTGATATGATAACTTCTATTATGGATACATTTGATAATATCCTCAAGGTATTTAATGATCATTTCATAGAGAGATATTTTCTGTTGTGCAAGAGCAACTTTATCATCTGCCCTCATATATCTGTCCATTGCTTCTTTATCTCTAACTTTATACGGGAAAGGTTCTTTCTCATAGATCTCTGGATCTGCCTTTCCTGAGTAATAAACATGACGTTCTAAGTAAACATTATCATACTTAGTCTTTGCCTGAATTTTTAGTTGCACAAATTGATTGTGAAGTTGATGATACTTCGCATGTAAAGAAGGAATATTTTGAGATTCTGTATGTAAATTATCTGGATCGATACGAGAGTCTTTCTCCCACATCTTTTCAATGTCACTTAGATTCATAAAGGAGTTCTACCGTCCGCTGCGAATATATTGTAAATAGTATACTTGAAAGATGCTGTTGCTGTAAAGTAGTTTGTTTCAGTTTCATCAGCTAAGAACTCAAGAGGAGTTAGTGATATTGGGAATAGTTCCCTAAATTTAACCTGTGTCTGAGTTTGGAAACTACTATTAAGAATAAGTAAAGTTCCTTCACTAAATTGATTTTTCATATCACCAGCAATTTGATCAGTAAATTGTTGTACTGATTCTGGATATGTTAATCCAACTAACCAATTATGAATACTCATATAATTTTCCATATTCTCATCCACAATGAATGTTAATTGGAAATCATCATATACTAGTTTATCACCAGGAACATTAACATCCTTAAGGTAGGATGGTTGGATAGCAGTACCTGCTTGGATACTTGGTATTGTTGCTCTATTTGCTAGGAAAGAAACTTTAGGATATTTTGTTAGTGCAAACTTGAACCCTACTGGGGACAAATAATTCCTATTCTGTATTTCTTTCGCGTAAAACCGATTCGTAGACATTTCGCCTTTTATTTTTATTTATCTGACAACATAAAAAAAGGGTGCCGTCGCACCCTAATTATAACATCTAGATGTATTATTGTCTACTAATTTAGAATGTGAACTTCACACCTGCTTTAGCACCCCAGTCGATATCGTCTTCTGCAGTTACACCTGAGATTTCACCGTAGAACTTATCATAAGAACCACCAAGGTATCCAATGAATTCTACATCACCGAACTCATCAGTAGTTTCTGTGTGAGTCACTGTAGGACCACCAGATACATACCAACCAATTCCACTAGGTGTTTCTCCTTCATATCCAACTACTGCTTCTAGTCCGCCAGATGTATAAGAACCATCAGGGTATGAACCAGTTGCTTCCAAATTGACGTATGGACCAGCAAAGGCTGCACCAGCGAATAGGAATGGAGATGCTGCTACTGCAGCGATTGTTGATTTGATCATTTGTTTTTTTCTTGTCTCGCAGATACTAAAAAACCTGCGGATGATGTCACCCCCGACAAGGGTGATTTTTCTACGCAGGGTTACGATCTTTCGAGTCCTCGTAATGTTATTTAGTATAGCACTATACTATAAGTGTGTCAAGTTCCACATATTTTCTGAGTTCGGTTCGGGTATCCTCCCAGTTTTTAACACAGTGCGGATAACCGCCCCATTCCCTTAGTGCCTCTGCTAAAGGATAATCGTTCTGTCCTTCCTTCATCATATCACCAAAGAAATGTATTTCATCAAAAGGACTAAAATATTTTAATATCTGGCTCTTATCATTATCTGATATATCTAATCCTGTTTGTCCACCTATCTGAATATTTAAATAAGGGAACTCATTTATAATTCTATCTGCAATACTAATTCTTTCATCAGTATTAATATCCCATTTTACATATTCTTTCCTATATTCCATACTATTATCACCCCTTCCAATAATACTAAAGTTTATTCCACCAGGTCTATGTTCAATATGATTACCTGTTTTATGTGGAAAGGTGCTGTAATCTAATTCATCACTAAGAAAATTAACTAAACTTCTTGGTGGTTGCCATTTTGATCTATAAACATTCTTATCTCTTACATATATGTCTGCTCCAGAACAATTAAAAACTCTAACAGCACGATTATAAACATCAAGTCCTACTTGCTCTACTGTTTTATCTCTATCACTTCCAGTGACTAAGTAGGTATCAAATTTACATTCAAACTTTATAAACTCTGCCATGAACCCCATGTCCATAGGTTTTCGACTTTCTGTTAAAGTCCCGTCTACATCAAAAATAAATTTCTTCATAGCATTAAAAAAGGGTGGTCATACCACCCTACGAAAACAAACCATAATAAAAAAGGAGGGAGGTTGGAATCCTGTATACCAACAAATAACGGGCATTACTACAGAAGTAAAAACGTTATTGCCTGAGACCCGATTGGTTGATCGGTTCTACTTTCGTAGCAGCACCACCTGTGTCTCATCACCTTAACTAGCGGTTGCCAGTAAGTTTATTCAGTCACTCCCATGTTGCGTCCAACTCTTTCATTATAACAGACCCATCACATTGTGTCAACCCTCTATCGTGATATCTTATGTGGAATGTTTCGATCATGACGAGAGACCCTACTATGATTAGGTTACAGATCGTCAGAGGATGAGTTAAGACTTTCATTGTCTTTTATTTCATTACATAAAAAAGGAGGTCTCTTGACCCCCTGTATTTATTGTAGAATTTCTCTACATATTCGTTTGCATTCGTTTTGTCTTGAATCGCATTCAACTAGACATTCATAGTAGTCATTGATCGTCTCGTCGTCTGATCTACTGTTGTGTTGCCACGAGTCTAATTCGCTGCGTGGTATTAGATTATGCATGAATTGTTTTGAATTAAACACATAACTATTTACTAAAAAATTTATACTTAGTCGGGTATTTCTTAATAAAAAGAAATGCCTACTCCCCCTTTCTAGGATTTCTTAGAAACCAAGATGGACCTTCCATCGTAAAATCTATATAAACAGTTTTTGCATAGTGAATTCCACGGTAACACAGAAAAGCAAAGACCTCATCTCTATCATGCTTCTCATCATCCCATTCTGGTTGAATTCCTTTACCTAATAAGTGTAACATTTGTCTTAGCCTCCTGTAACATTATTTAGTGTCAGGAGATCTTGACAAAAAAAGAGACCCCCTAAGGAGTCTCTTGGAAAAATATAAGCATCTCGCTTACATTAAGTTGTCAACACGTACACGTCTATAGTATCTGTTAACACCAGCGAAGATACGACCTGCACCAGCATTGTCGCCTTCAGCAAATGGGTTAGAAACCATACCGTAACGAGTCTTAAACCCGATTTTTGGTTGGAATGTGTTTTCTCCAACTGCTCTTACCATCTGTAATGGAACGTAAGGACAGTAGAATAATCCAGCATCATAAGGTGAAGTACCTTTGTAACCAACAACGTAGTACTGAGCGCCAGAAGCGTTCTGACCACCTGAGAATGGGTCGATGAATACTCTGTACTTACCATTGATTGTACCAGCAAATGTATTACCAGTGTCATCAACGTTAAGGTTAGCATTAAGTGCAGGTGTGTAATCTAATACACCAGCCATTGTTAATGCAGAAGCAACATCAGAAGAACATAGGATTATGTTACCCTTTCCTCTACGAGTTCTTTGTGCGATCGCGTTAGCGTCTCTCTCGATTTGGAAAAGTAAACCTTTGAACTTCTCAACTGACCATCTACCATTGGAGTCAACGTCTAAGTCAAACGCACCAGCGGTTGCAACGTTGTTCTGAGCACCTGCCTCAGCAGACTTATAGATGGTTCTGATAACTTCGCGGTTGATCTCAGCAAGAATCTCTGTTGAGAGAATATTTGCGAGTTCAGCCTCAGCATCTAAACCATGAATAGCGCGGAGATCCTGTGCTAGTTCCAAACTGTACTCTGCCTTTAGCGCTCTTGAACGTGCCTGAACAGCAACTTTCTCGATGCTGAATGACATTTCGCGGAAAGCGTTACCAGCATCACCAAGTGCTTCTGCCTCAGCAGTGCTCATTGCTTGACCTACGTTGTAGCTCTTGCCGTCAGCATTAAGAGTAAGAAGACCAGGATTAGCACCTTGTTGCTCGGTAGTACCGAAACCAACAGCAGCGCCACCATCAGTAGCACCAGTGTAGTCTGCACCAAGTGTTTGTCCCTTAGCGGTTGATAAACCAGAGAAGGTTGTATCTGGCTCGTTGAATAATGCTTCGCTACCTAGTGTACCGTCGTCATTAACGAACTTAGATCTCATTGCGAAGATAAGTCCTGTAGGACCGTTCATTGGTTGAACACCAGCAAGGTCATAAGCAACCAAGTTTGGCATTGATCTTCTGATCAATGAAATTAAAACTGGGTCGAAACCTGCGGTGGGTGAACCAGTAGAAGTAAGTGCACCACCTTTAAAGTCTGCACCACCTGAAAGAGCACCACCAAAACCAGAAGTAGGTGCTTCTTGTAGCAAGCCTGCTTCTTCTTTAAGTGCTTTTTCTTGGTTCTCTAGAATAGCAGCAGTAACTGCTCTTCTATGTGGGTCTGAGATTTTCTCAACGCCTTCAGCGTCGAGAAGAGGAGCCCACTTCTCCTCTAAGTAATTGGCATTGCCTAACATTTTAGAGAATGTGAGATGTTTGAGTTTGTATAATCATATAAAAATCACTTTCCAGAGTACTTACCTAGTGCTCTGATGTAAGCAGACATAGATGCGGTTTCCCCTTTATCCGATGAGGGTACCTCTGCCTGATCACTAATTTGAGTAGTTGTACCGTTAGAGAAATAAGATTCTTTAATAGTATTCAACTTCTCTGTAAATTGTTTTTCACTCTCAAACTCAACACCTTCTGCAAGAGAGGCGAGTTTATCTTTTTGAGACTCAGCTAAACCACGGGATATTTCACTTACGATCTCAGCCTTAGTAGACTCAGATAGTTTTGAGTGAAGTGTGACGTTAGCTTCAATCTGCTCGTTGAGTTTTGTTTCCATTTCATCTAACTTGACGCTTAAAGCCTCAAGTACATCATATTTATCTTCAGGGATGGATACATAATGATCTTCAAATAGACCTTTCATTCCTTTAAGGAATGATTCAGTCATTTCTGTTTTGAGTCCGTGCTCAACTGCAAGTTGATTAGAACTGAACCATTCATTGGCAACGTACTCAAGGTAGCTGTCAATTCTTTCTGTTAGTTCAGTCTTGAACTCAGTGACTTCTTCAGCAGCTGCATCTGCATACTGCTTTTCGATAGACTCTGCAAGTTCGTTAACTTTAGCACGAACAGCAGCTTCAAAAATTGTTGCTGCTTTACCTTTGAATTCCTCGGAGAGTTCTTCACCATTAAACATTGCATTAATGTCGTCGGTGACATCGATATTAATATCTCCAGTAGTTTCGATTTTTTCTTCTTCAACTACATCACCTTCAACTTCGGTCTCTTCAACCTTAGTCTTTGCTTTACCACTACCAGTGCTGTAACTGTCAGCGCCACCTTTACCAGGTGCATAATCAGGAGCTTTTGGCATAGAATCTGCCTTAGCACCTGGTTTTCCTGGTGGTTTTGCGACAACAGCAGATGGAGTCTTCAGTTTAGCTGAATCATCATCTGGTTTGTAATTTTCTGGGGATGGCCCGCCAAGATCTTCTACAGATGCCTGACCTGGGACATAATTGGGGGTCTTCTGCATAGGTTCTGCAGATTGTGCCCCTTTGGTTACTACGCTTTCTGCCATTTCTTTTAATTGGTTACCAACGGACATTGTTTACTCTCCGACAAAAACAAAATTGTTACAAAATTGTTTTAATCTATACTTATTTATAGAGTTTATAGATTTAAGAGAAAATTATTGAACATTGAGAGTTTCTGTTCTTCTAATTCTCGTTGGGTTACTGCATTCTCGATAGCAATTCTTGCCTTTTCAGCAGCTGCTTCGCGAATAGAACCACCTTCCCAAACCCACTCTTTTCCTTCCATTACTCCATTAACAAAAGCATCAGGAGCAGAAGGATCTGCTACTATATCAGCAGCAGTTGCAAGGATGAAGTCATCACCGACTACACTGCAACTTTCTTGCTTGACTAAAGAACCAATACCACGAGATGAAACACCTAGTTTTACTCCTTCATCTAAAAGAGAAGCTGCTATTTTTCCCATGGGAGTATCAAGTATTCTCGCCTTTCCAATATAGTTTGAACCCTCTTTTACAAGAGAGGTAATCTTATGAGAAACACGATCAAGGTTTACAACAGGACCATCAGGATGCCCTAATTCTCCAAGTGCACGACCTTTCGTTACAAAACCTTCGTTGTAACGTGATACTTCTTTATCAAGAACATTCATTGGATACATACGTCCATTGCGATTCTTGATTTCACCCTGTAGGAAAACACCTTCGATATGTAGTTTCTTTTTACCGTTAACTTCTTCAGTTACGACTTCTACATTTTCGATTTCTTCTCTAATTAGTTTCATGGTTCTTAGTTTGTAAATCCTACCTTTGCTGCTTTAATTGCAGAACCTGTAAAAATAACATCGGTAGATAGTTTTTCCAAAAATTCAGTCCTACCTGCTGACATAGTAAATTGATTTGTACTTGCTGCACCAACAGTGGCACTCACATTAACAACAACATCAGCACCAGTCTGGTTGTAAAGTCTTACACAAGTTGCTTTACTGATACTGCTTGCAGTACCTGCGGTTGTTGGCGATGCCTGTTCATTTGCAATTAGATTAACTCGTTGAGTCATTCTTTTTCCTCTTCATCGGTTACGGTTTCTTCAGTATCTGTTTCCGCACTTGCTTCGACATCTACTTGAGTTTCGGATTCATCGCCAACTTCAGTTTCTACCTCAGCACTTGCTTCACCCTCTTCCTCTTGCTCAGGTTGACCAAAAAAAGTATCGGCAACTTGAGGACGGAAAGCGTCAACTTTTTCAGCTGCTTTTGCGTACAAAAGCTCTTTGATCTTGTCAGCAACCTCTGTATTAGAAGTTCCGCCAGTCAACATATCAGTTAGTTCAGCAGTAGGTTTCATAGTTTGATTTTTTATATAAAAATTATAATCCTAATATTTATTTATATTTCCCCACCTTCGGGGTTAATTTCTTCCCCTCCACCTTCTATGGGATTACCCATTTCATCGACTGGAGCATTAGGATCAGGAAGAATTCCATTTTCAATTTCTTGATCAATCTGTTTATCAATCTCTCTAATTTCTTCATCAGTTTGATGAAGAACATGGCGTCTAACATATTCAACAGAATAGTACTTACCCAAATATGGTTCTACTTGAGATGCTAATGTTACTCTAGAAGTAATCATTTCATTCTCTTTTAGTTCAGAGAAATGATTATCTTTTAAGTAATCAAACTGGATATGCTCAGATAGAACCTCCCAGTCATCTGGAGTAACAATATTTTTTAGAATTAATTGTGTCTTTAAAAGATCAAGGAATACATTACTAAATCTCTTTCTCAAACGTCCAACAAATTTGTTGAATTTTAATTCGTCTCTTTGAATTTCAGAACTTCTACCAAGATTAAAACCATCACCACTTCCAGCAATTCTAGACTCAGGAACATTCAGTGCACGATATAGTTTCTTTTGGAAATATTCAATGTCAGCAAGTTCTCCAAGATTTTGACCACCAGGAAGTGTAGAGATTTCAGTTCCTCTACCACCTTCACGACGAGGTAACCAGAAATCTTCAAGCATACTCATGTGCTTACGATCATCACGAATCTCACCAGTGTTTGCATCGTAAACTAATTTGTTACGATAACGATTCATAACATCTCTGAGGTATTGCTCAGATTTTACTTTTGGAAGATTACCAACATCAATGTAGAAAATTCTTCTTTCGGGTGCTCTTGATAATCTGTAGATAACAAGTGCATCTTCGATCATGCGAAGTTGATTAAGACCCTTGATTGCTTTATGAAGATATGATAGTGTTAAATGTTTATTTCTATCTACTAATCCAGATGTGATATAGGTTACAGCATCGGGTGCAATTTTGACTGTTTTTTGTGCGTTTGAACTATATGCTTTCCTATCAGGACTAAATGCAAAAAATTCATCGATCTGAGGATCTTTTAAAGCTATTGTATTATTTCTACCAGGCACATAATTTTGTGCAATTTGCAACTCATTGCCCTTTTCTTTTTTAAGGACTCTCATATATTTCACTTTCATGGCATCCATGTGCCTGATTTCTTTAATTCCTTCTGAAGGTTTATCTAAATCAATTACCTTATGATAATAAACTCTTCCGTCAACATACCAATTACGGAATATCTCATGACACTTCTTATCAAATGATAGAAGATCTTTAATATATTTGAACTCTTCTCTAATAATTTTCTTTAGTGGTTCACTAGCATTAAGATTAGATAACTCAATTTCAACTGGAGAATCGTTTAAGTCTGAAACAATTGCTTCATTTACAACATCTTCGATAGCATTGTCACACTCTGGGTGTAACGCCATCTCACGATATCTACGCATTAAGTCTTGTTCATTTTTAAAGACACCCTCAATATCTACATACTGACCATAAAAGCCACTACTCATATAGTAATCAACCCCGTCCTCGTTATTTTCGGGGACAGGGGAGACTACGCCTTTAGGCTTTTTATCGCCCTTTTTGTCTTCAATTGAAAAACCAAATAGTTTCGCCATTTTATAGTTAAACTTGTGACTACTGTTTAACTATTTATCACTCTACAGATCCGCCATTTCCACCTGCTTCCCACCACTGAACTTGTAATTCAACAGTAAACTCTTCGATAGTATCGGTTGTTTCATAAGAAACTTCGATAGGTGCTACCTGAGTTGGGAAGATATTATAGAAATGATACGTTCTTAGAATAGGTAATGAGTCAGAACTTGGTTGCTCACCATTAGGTGAAACATCTGCTCTACCAAGTTGATGAATCCAAGCGTCTACTTGGTAATCTTCAGGATTTACTCTACCTGAAGCATCGGATACCTTATTAATAAAGTTCATCCATCTCTCAAAAGAAGAACGAAGTGCGAAATCAGTATCGTTAATTACTGTGACTGTCCATGCATCAAATGTTCTGTCACCAGCAACTTTCAGAGTTCTTCCTCTGAAAGGTACTTCGATTGGTGTGACATTGGATGCGGGAAGTTGTGCTGCTTTGATAAGGAAACGAGACTTAAGTTCGATATCCGTAACATCAGCTCCTACAACTCCTTCAGGGAAGTTCATAACAACCTCAAATAGGTTGCTTCTTGAACCGCCCCCAATTAGTCTTTGTTTAAAGTCATCGATTGTCCTAGATTTGGTAGCAATCGAATTTTGTTGCCCTCTGTGTGCCATTGTTGTTTACCTGGGATTAAAATTAAACTCTACCAACGACTTCTTCAAACGAGATGCCAGTTCTAGTAGCAACGAATGTAAGACCGATGAAGTTGATGGAACGTGCAGGCTTAATGAATATGTCTGCAATAAATTCGTTACGATCAATAACGTCAGGAGTGTTGTTAGTTTCATCACAAACAACTAAGAAGTCACTAATACCTCTCTTTGCCTGAACATCACGTAAGAATGGTTCAATGATATTTACAAAGTTTGTTCTTGTAATATCATCGTTGAACTCAAAGAGTTGATCTCTAGCAGCAGCTGATATCGCCTTCTCTAGGAAGATGAACAAACGACGGACGTTGATTCTGTCGAATGCAGATGCTTTAGCAAGACCAGTCTTATCACCAAATAGAATGATACCGCCACCTGGATTAAAGGTGATTGGGTTAATTCTATTAGAATAAAGTTCGTCTCTTGCTCTCTTGCCAGGATTGAACGCAAGTTTAACAGCGTTAAGGATCGCACCTCTGGAAGTACCAGCAGGTGAGTACCATGGGAAGTTATTGATATCAGTTCTAGCACAAAGACCAGCGATATCAGCGTTCATTGGAACCCATCTAAACTCTTTGTTGAAACGGTCAAAGGTATACTTGTAACCAGAATCAAGAACAGCGAAAGATGATGATGTGACAGGAGCATAGTATCCTGTGATCTTAGCTAAGATCTCAGATGTTGGGTTGAGGGCATCGTCTGTTAAGAATGCACCTCTATAAGGAGAAATGAATGCAACAGCATCCTTTCTTAATTCTGCAACTTCAATTAGTTTGTTTGCAATTGCAGCAGCACCTTCTTTGCTGTAGTTCGCAGAACCCATGATGAGGAAGTTAATTTCAATCTCTTCAGGATTCTCAAACAATTCATAACCAGCATAGATGTTGCCAACTGAAGCAGCAAATTCACCAGTTAAACCAGATGCAGCGTAGTTAACGCCCTTAGACATTACAACCTTCCAAGCACCTCTACCAGCAAAACTGATGTCTTGTGCATCTTGGTTCCAGTTAACGTCACTGTCTTGCTCAAACTTATCTTTCTGGAAACTAGAAGTAGTAACACCAACAGGTTGGTTACCACCGAAGATGTAATCTGAATCTTCGACAAGATACTTTCTATACCATGAAGGTGTTGCAACAGAAGAAGTTGCATCCTTTGCTTTGGAAAGATTAAAGTGCTTCTCTAAAATTTGACCAGGAACACCTGTAATTAAACCTTTGTCATCAATGACAAGGATGTGCATTTCGTCATGTCTGGAGTTTCTCTCAGAACAATACTGAGAAGTACCAGGACGATCTGCTACAGCGTTCCACTTAAAGTTATTATTATCAATACCTACGTATTGGTTATCAAACCAATCGTTCTCGCCAGTATAAGAAGTAGTACCATAAGCAACATCCGAATTAGTTAACGTAGTAACACCGATTGTTACACCGTCAACAGTATGGAAAGCAAGTGATCCAGTATCTCCAAATCTATAGATACCAGTTGGCGTGTAATCTACCTCAGTTTCAGTACCTGCTGTAGAAACATGAGAATGGAATTTAACATCAACAGTACCACCTTTAGCACTACTAATACCAGTAATAACACCTTTGAAAAATCCATCCAATAGTGATGTAGAACCAGCACCAGCAAGAACTGTGTTAGCAGGAACTGCTTGTGTTACACCATAACCAACTTGTAGAGAGTGTGTTACTCTTACACTTTGTGTAGTACCAACACCAACGACAGATGCAAACTGTGTTGTATTAATACCAGTCATTTGTTGATCGGCTTGACCGTCAACAACGCAGATAGTTACGTTATTTGCCCATGTACCTGGTGTTTGTGCAACGAAAGAAACACCACTAATACCGTTTTCTAGATATCCAGTCGATTCAAAATCCAGATCGTTTTTAATTTTAATAGCAGTCCCCGTAAAGGCAATACCTGGTGTATCGTCAGCACATGCATTCTTTAGTGCAGTGCCGTCAGCTCTGACAACACGTAATGCACCTCCATATGCAAGGTATGAAGAAGCCGAAATCCAATGCTCATAATGTCTATCTGCACTGTATGCAGATCCGAAAATGTTGAGCAAATCTTGCTCACTCTCGATGAGTGTTGCTTGGCTTACAGGACCTTTTGCAAAAGGCGAACATAGCGCTCCGATACTATCAGAAGTTGCATCCACTCTACCAGTGGTCAAGTCAACTTCTCTAACCAGAATACCTGGAGATGCTAAGTTTAGATAGCCCATTTGTTACTCCTTGGCGTACTCAGAAATAGTCTAGAAATATTTATTGTTTTGAACCTTTACACAGGGGAAACTTAGCGTGAACTTACTACCAGTCAGGATATTGCCACCTTTCATTAGTTGTCAATTTTTTGTTCTTTACCCTTTCAATAGTGCATTTTTTGCATTCATATGAGTATGATGATTCAACTGGTCCTCTATCTTTCCTAGTACGATAAAACCCATCAACTAAATTTTTTGTCTGTCTACAAGTCCTACACTGTCTATCAGAAAGTAACAAATGACCTAATGACAGGTTCTCATCTAAATCAAATTCCATCAAGAAAGATAATCCCACATATATGATCTTTCGCCATATTCATCTGAAGCTTTATTCCATCGGTCTCCTTCTGCATCTACAAATGTATCACTGTCTAAACCATCATCTATAAAACCAAATGGTGCCATGTCCTGTTCAATTTGATTTTTCTGTTCTTCATATAACCTTTTACGAACATCTTGATCGGTAAGTTCTTTAAAATAATCTTGGGCAACTAACCATGCATATATTACAAGACACATAGCAAGGTCATCATTACATCCTTCTTCTGCCTCAAATGAATTGCTTTTAGATATGAATGTAGTAAGTTCTGAGATGATATCATAATCATTAATGATAACTTTATCACCCTCAATCATTGTCTTAAGGTTTAATGATCCAACTTTTTTTACTGTCTTGGACATTTTTACACCTAGTTGAGTCTTCTTACCAGAGAAACCTTGTCCAACAACTTGACCTGCTCTACCTCTCATAGAACACATAAGAAGATTTTGATACTCAAGATCATATTGAATTATTGATGCAACTTGATCACCAATATCATTTACCTCACATAAGATGTATGCGTTATTGTAATTCTTTCCTACTTGCCAAATAATATTTGGAAACAACATAGGTTTGATTTCATTATTTCTATATTTTGCTACAAGACGATGTGGAAACTCAGTAATATCAACTACAACAAATGCAGAGTAGTCAAAACCAACACCTCTTGCAACGTCAACTGTAATCATATAATCATGATTGTCTTTAGGTTGTTCATATACATCCAAACCAGCATTTTGTGTGGATGGATTTTCATAAACCATCGTTTTCAGTTTTGATGGTGCAATTAAGGTATCAACAGATCCTAAGAATTCACATTCAAACTCAACTCTAAACTGTGATTCAGAAGTGTTCTTGATTGTTTGCTCTTTCCATACAGCATCTCTGCCTGGTACTTCTGACCAGTGAACTTCAGTAGGTACATATTCATTTTCTCCTCTTTCAGCATCATGCCAATATCTGTAAAAATGATTCATCCCGTGAGGGGTAGATACCATAATTACTTTGGTGTTTTTACCAGAAGAAATAGTAGGATAAACAGATGCAAAGAATTGTTCAGCAATATGATTCGGGATGAACGCAAATTCGTCTAAGAATATGATATTATAAGATCCACCACGAACAGCAGATGCAGACGTAGATGCTGCGATAATTTTAGATCCATTCTCCAATTCCATGGAACCTTTATTATACACAAGGATTCCTTGCTGCATCCATTTGGGCAGTTTTTCGTATGCAAATTGTAATCTGTTTAGTAGATCTCTTGCAGTTGATGCTTTGTTTGCCAGAATAGCAATATTAACATTGGCATTAAAGAGAGCATAGTGTAAGAGATACGACACGCAAGTTGTAGACTTACCTGTCTGTCGTGGCATCTTACAGATGTTAAATCTATTCGCATGAAATCTTTTTACCAACTTCTCTTGAAAAGCATACATCTTAAAGGGAACTTCTCCCTCATCAAGAGAAACAATCTTTATATAATTTAAAGCAAAATATACAGGATCATCTTTACATTTGAGGAACTCAACAACTTGATCCTCAGTAAATTGAATTTGAGTATTTGCTCTTTTTAGATTTGGATTACCAAGATATACATTCTCACTCATAGTTTAATGGGGGTCATAATATCTTATAAATGCTCCTGTTGTAACAATGAGCACTACAGCAATAACAAAAATAGGCATGTTAATTATAATGAAATGCAGGTTTATTAGTTTTACCTAGTTTTCCACTTCTAACTTTTGTGCCAGAAGTTTGACCCATACCAGAAGGATTCTTACCTGGTTTTGATTTACCTATACCAAAGGAGGGACTAGGTTTTTTAGATTCGGTGTCATGTAATCTTGCAGGTTTGTTTTTATCCTTTGTAATTACAGACTCTTGACCATGCTTTCTACCGAGACGACGCATGACCTTTCCAAAACGACGTTTGGACATTCCTGGTTTAGGACTTGTTTGGTATGAAACCTCACGTCCTGTACCTTCTCCTGATGAATATTTATATTCACCAACTCCCTTTTTGTATCCAATTCCTTTCTTCTTTAAATCTGTTTCGAGACCTTTACGTTTTACTCTGTTTGCTTTTTCATTAGTTCCACGATCGGCACTAATGTTACCAGTCTGTTGTGTCTGAGACTTCTGCATCATACGGGTAGTAGGGTTACCCTCTGCCATAAACTGTTGAAAACTTTTCATCTTAACAGTTCCATGCTCTGAGTGACTTAGATAATCTATCATCACCTGTATTGTTAGATGGTTTCTGTCTCTTTCTCATTCCTTTCATTCGAGCGCAGAATGATGACCTACGCTTGTTTCCAACCTTCTTGCTAGGTGCTTTAAGGTCAGATCCAGGATTTTCGCGTTCGTAACTTTTTCTGCCTTTTTCGTTAAGTCCTCCTGACTTACTTTGTCCTGACTTTTTTGTCCATGCTGCTCCTTCTTCGACATTAGTTGTCTCCTCTTTTTTTACACAGCGGTTGTACGTTTTTCCGAATAGTTTTTGGGATCCTTTTTTCTCATAACCTTTCCAACAATTTTTCGCTTCGTTAGTAACTTCTTCATTCTTAGGGCGACAATCATTTACCAACTTGCCTCCTTTCATTTTCATTCCTACTTTTTTATGCGTTTTCCAACATTCTGATTGGAATTTAGCAAAGGTCGTTGTACCTTCAAATTCTTCTTTCTTAGTTTTATTTCCCCAATTCTTTGCACCAACTTTTCGGCATTTGACAAGTGCACCGCTTGCATAAGCACTTGGCCAAACTGAATAACGAGATTTTACTTTCGTATAACAGGCATCTTTCTTGCCCTCAAAAAATGTGTTAAATGTTTTCATTTGTTCTGTTGCTACGTTCTTTGCCTTACCTTTTCTATTTGGGTTAGGATCTTGACGGTTCTTACGACGAAAAGCAGAATCCTCTTCCTTTTTATTAAGGTTGCTCTTCATCTTAGAAGATCCGCATTTTGGTTTAGTCTTTTGTCCTGGTTGTTTAGCACAGGGTTTTCCTGAGTATTTACCGCCCATTTGAACCCAACCAGGGGTACCATCAGAAGAGCGACTCTTGCTAAACCAGTCACGCAAAGAACTATCACCACTTTTGTTTTCATCTAATCTCATCGTAAATGATAGAACAGTTACTTATTATTTAGTAATCCTTTCTTTAACAATTTCTGTAACTCTGTAGTTGACCCAACAAAAACAGCATTATTAGTTATATTACCACCTATTGGTTTTCCAGTATCTTCCTCAATATCTTTCAATTTCTTTTGTAAATCTAAAAGTTTATCTGTAGTGTCACCAACACTTTTTAAAATTTGACCAGCAACTTCATATGCTCTAGGACTGTCACTCTCTGCTGCTAGTTCCATGATTCCGTTGAGTGCTTCTTGTCCCTTTTCAATTAAAGAATACAAGTTACCTCTAGTGTATTCATAATCTTTACCTACATCATTTGTTTCTTGTTTAGGAACTGGCACAGCATCTTTCTGAATCTCAGTAATACTAGATTCAATTGATGTATCTAATGCTTCATTAATTTGGTCAAATTTATTATCTTTCATCATCCGTCAACATCCTTACCTTCACTTGGACTATATTTAGTTGGAGTCAAATAAATTGATGTACTTTCATTAAATCCAAAGTCATCACCAGCTTCAACTAATGGATCATCGGCAGCAGTAATCGCTCCGTCGTTGTCGTAATCTTTCTTCGCTTTTGGTGTAGTTGTATATCTGACACTCTTTCTTGCAGTCCTTGTATTTGTATCTTGGTAGATATCGACCATAACCTTCTTGATGATTCCATCTGGAGAATCTGCGATTGCACCGAAGAGTTGAGTTTTTGCAGAAAAAGTCAATGTATAAATGAGTGCTCTACGAGTTGTAAAGTCTCCCTCATATTCATCAGAAAAACTAATATTGTTTAATGTAACTGGAATATCTCTTTTTTCTCCAATAGAACTTACTAGATCTATTGTAATATTAAAACTTGGTTGGAAATAAGGTAATATCTGTTCAATAATTTGTAAAGCATCATCGTTCAATTTTGTAAAAATTGATAATGAAAAACTAAGAGTATAAGGAACAGGCATGAATACCTTTTTCATATCACCACTAGATTTCATAGTGGTTTTGAATGTTTGAGTAATTCCTGTTTTTCTTGTTGCATCATACTCAATACCAGTCATTTCAAATGACATTCGTGGTAAAGTAATTGCAATGTCTCTCTCGTTTGTTTTACCTTGCTCAATTCTTGCCAAGAATTTTTGTGCAGGACCATATGCTAGGGGAACTTTGATCGCACTAATATCCTTACCAGCAGCATCTTGATGGCGTAGTTGAATATTATTAAATAAAGTTCCGAAACCAATAATTGTTTTTCTTAAGATTTCGTGGTAGTAATACTGTCCTAACATTAGAAATCACCAAATGGGTTTCTTTCAGAGAAATCTACGATTAAATCTGCCTCTGTCTCAAAGACATCACCTTCATTGAAAGCATCGTAAGTATCTTCAAAAGTATATGTTCTCACAGTATATGTAGCAGAAGACGCAGAACCAACAACTGTTTCTCCATCATAGAAGGTTCCAGTAACAATACCAACCTTAAGAACATTAGTGGTTGCATCCCATTCCCTAACTCTTGCTGTTGTATTGCTTGATTGCCCAGTAACTAGTTCATTGTATACATAACTGCCAGAACCGTTCTGAGGAGCACCAGAGAAGGTTACAGAAGGTGCTTCGGTATATCCAGTACCTGCATTGGTAATGTATACATTATTAACCTGACCTCTGGAATTAAGAGTTGCAAATGCAGTTGCATCAACTCCACCAGCTGGAGCAGTTCCAATAGCAACAGTTGGTGAAGCAGCATATTGAGTTCCTGATGTTCCAACAGTAATTTCTCCAACACCGAAGGAAGTTCCAGATCCAACCACAAAAGTACAGGTTGCAATTGCACCAGATCCACCACCACCTGTGATAAAGATGGTTGGTTTTTCACTATATCCATAACCAGCATTTGTCAATCTGATTGCTTCTACCGCTCGTAATGTTCCCATGGTAGTTGTGATTGCAACAGCAGTAGCAGTTGTAAATCCAACTGGAGGAGAAGTGAATGTTACTAAAGGAGTACTAGTAAATCCATATCCATCATTTTGTAAGAATACTTGACCAACATAACCAGTAGTTGTACTTGCAGTTCCTAGAGCAGTGCTTCCATTTCCTACAATGTTTAATGTGGTGATGAATCCTTCGTCAAGAACTGTCTTATCAATAGAATCAATACCAGTATCAAGAACCTCATTCTCGTATTCAAAGAGTTCACATCTAAGTTCAAAAACGTAGTTTTTACGAAGCATGAAGAATGGTTTTTCTACTTCTACATACTTGATCTCAAATAACTTTTTCCCAAGTGGGAAGTATATTAAATCTCCCTCTCTAGGGGTATCAAAAAATTCAACTTCATCATCATCCATCTGATCCATGAATGGACGGATAAAATCAGTAAACCTCTCTTTAGAAATAATTAATTGTACTTCATCTTTTAGAGTGATTCCAAATTTTGTTAGAATATCTCCATTACCTTGGAACCCATCATAGTTTTGCAAATATGCTTCAATGGTAAAATTATCATCAAATTTTGATGATTGTACTTCTTCTATAATTGATTGTTTATTTACAAACTTCCTTGGAATGTAGGTTACATCAATACCATACATCCTCAACTGTTCGTTGATTAAATCTTGTACAAGGTTCTGTTCTCCAGATGAACCTTGTATAAAAAAGGGATTGAGTGCCATTATCCGATAAGATCAAAAGGTGGAAGTTCGTATTCACTAATCATTGCCTGTCTCAATTCAGTAAGTTCTCTTTCAGCATCATCATATATTGGTCTGCCATTTAATTCAATACCACCAGGAAGTTTTACACCTTGAAATTTAATTAAGTTTTGACCCCATTGTCTTTTAATCAATGCGGTGGCATATCGTTTTAAGAAATAATTATTCCAAACTAACTGATTGGTTGATGGATCAAGTGCTCTGTAACAATCAATAATAATATAATCATCTGGAGTTGCATTATTCCACTCAATATCAATATAAAGTTTTCCTTGAGTTTTATTGAATCTTATTTGCTTATCAGTTGTAAGTAACCTATCAATAGTCTCCAAGTGACTCTTGACCATAGAGTAACTTAATAACTCACTAGCACCTAAGAAATAAATGTCATTTAAAAATAATTGATATTTAACACTGAACATTCCACTAGAAATGGTACTACTGTCAAATCTGAATACTTTATTTACTCCGATAACATCATCTGGAATTTTTAAAAAGTTACTATTTTCTTCAAAGTTAAAACCAACACTACTTCCAACAATAGTAGCACTATCTGTTGTTGTAGTAATACCTGCACCTTGATTTCCAACCCTTGCCTTTCCTCTATCAATATCATCTTGTGTAATCTTATATTTTAAATATTGACTTTCCGTTCCATCAAAATGTCTCTCTTGCCAAAACTGCAAAGCATCATCCACCAAATCATCTAGTTGGTCATCATCAACGTTGATTTCTAATACAGGAGCACCCAATTGCCTTAGGCAATAGTCTTTAAATCCTTCTCTGGTAGATGGTTTTGCCATATTTACCCGCTTATAGTAATGTCAATATTATCTTTATTATTATTATTTAGAACGCTTACCTTCTGGGCAGTAGAGGTTTTAATTAACTTTGTATCTACTTCTCCGTTTTTAGGAACAATTATTTTTTGAGTATAAGTCATGTGGTTACTCCTGCTCTTACCATTGCTGAACCTTCTATAATATGGACTTTATCTCCACCAGATTCTGTGACCAAAACATCATATCTGTAACGACCTTCTTTTAATTTGTTAGTATCTGTTGAGGTCATTGTCAATTTTAATTCTCCTCCTGCAAGATCAGTAGAAGTCATTGCAAAACCAACTCCAGAACTAGCACCAGGATGTTTTTTCAAAATACCACTCATTCCAGCACCAACTAAACTGTAAGAAGTCTCATCTGGATTTCTTAAGTTATAGGTCTCATTGAAAGTTGAACCAGTATTAATAACAATATTTTTATTGTAAACTGCTGCCATCAGAAAAAAATATATACCGTTTAGTTATTTAGTCCTTTTATCAAATCTCTAATTAAACCTTTCAATTCTTTAAGATCTCCTTTCATTTCTTCCACTTCAAGATCCATTTTAGAAACTTTTTCATTTGTCTCTTCTTGTTTTCTTTGGACTGCTTCAGATCTTATTTTGTTAGTTTGATACATCTTAAAAGCAGTATTGTCCATATTTAAAACTGCACCAGTACTCATATCTTTATAAAGACCAGGATTATCTGCTACTGGTCTGATATCAAATTCTTCAGTAAAATTCATTAAAGAAAATTCCTCATCGCCTTCTCTTGCTTCTTCAATGTATTCAATTTCTTTTTCTTCCTCTTTTAATTGATCATCAAGTTTTTGCTGATCTTTATACATCTTCCAAATTTCATCTTCTTGGTATTGATCCAAGATAGTTTGAAAGGCAAATTCATTAAAAGCTGATAAGTCAGGATCAGGTGATGACATTTTATTATTAAAAAGACACCTATATTTAGGTGTCTTTTATAGTCTATGTGTATGCAATCGCTCTGATTGATCTGAACTTTGGAGGATCAGCAGCATTTGTACCAGACATCATAATCTTGACTCTAAATCCTGTGAATTCAGTTAAGTTCTGAGCATTAAACTCATACTGGATGAATTCATCAGATAAAGGAGCAGATGCTCTGATCTTTCTATCTGGCTTACCGTTATTATTCAATTGAGTAATAACTTCATCACCTAATCCGTTACCATCAGTGTCTTTCAAGTTATCAAAACCAGGGAAGAGACGCCATGGAGCAGCACCACCTTCAGCACTTGTTTGGAGTTGATATGCAACACGGAAATCAGATGTGTCACTTCTGTATGCTTCAATAATCACTTTTAGTGCTTGTGATTCATTCTCAAGCGAAACATTCTTACTTACGTATGCGGATGCATGTGGATCTTCACCAGCAATGTTAACACGACCATCTAGGGCATAATTATTGACTGGATCATTAAGTCTAAAGAATTCAAATTCAGTTGCACCAACCGTTGAGTCAATAGTTGGAGATACATTTGTATCTGTTGTTTGTAATGTGATCGCAGTTGTGAAAGACTTATTCCTGAATAGTTCAGTGTTATATGTGTCTTCATTAACTTTAGAAGCAATCATTCTTACATCTCTAAACTCATTAACATTACCAAGATCAATGTTTACATAACCCTTATCTACATAAGAGACTTCATTTCCACTTGGACTTGTACCTGTGATTGTTCTGGCTTGTGCAGTAACAGAAGTCTTACCAGTAGGTTTAATAACTCTGTAGTTAGGTTTGATGCTAGAGTACAACAAGTTAGTTGTGGTATCGATTTCATCACCACCAGCAGCTCCACTATCAGCGAAACTTAGGAGTGGAGCATTAACCAATGTTCCATCATCATTTCTGGTTGTACCATTTTGATCTCTCTGAATTCTGATATAGAAGTTATCAATATCAAACTCATAAGGGTCAATGTCATGAGTTGTGTTAATTCTTCTGAGAGATACACCTTGTAGTTCATACAGGTCAACTTCTTCTCCGTTAGTGTGTGGAGTAGAAACTGTACCATCAACACCTCTAGTACCAATAGTTAATGTTCCCGCACCAATACCAGTGTAAGAAATAAGTTCATCGTCAACTAATACATAACCTGGATTTGTTGCACTTACTGGCATTCCTTCAAATGTTTCATAACCCATGGTAGAAGCAACAGAAATTACCGTGCTAGTAGAAGTAACATCAGCAGATAGTTGTGTTGCATCTGCAAGATCCTTACATCCACTAATAGTAATCTTGTTAGATCCACTATACATTCCATGATTTGGAAGATAAACAATTATCATGTCACCTTCATTAGAGGTAGGACCAGTTCTTGCGGACAATGTAATTGTCGTGTTTGCAAGTGCTACTCTAGTTCCAGAATCATTGAAGTAAACAAGTTTTTCACTAGTAACAAAAGTGTTACCACGTACATCTTCTAGGAATAATCTATCAACACCACTAGTTGCTTCAATTGACAATTGACATTGAGAACCAGCACCACCAGCATCAGCAGTTGTAATACCGATAATATCACCCACAGTATAACCATGTCCTGCATCTACAATAGTTGCACCAGCAGCAGTTACGTTTCCATTTTCAACAAAGAGGTTTGCTTTTGCACCAACTCCATTACCAGTAACAGCGAACAGATCAACATTATTATATTGACCATCGATGTAATCAGTACCACCAATAGCAACTGTAGAAATACCTGCGTAAGAACCAAATGTTAGGTCAATAGGACCACCAGTACTTTCAATAGTACCAAAGACATAAGACTTACCAGAAGTACCACCTTCAGAAGAAGTTGCTTCACCAATTTTCCTACCAGTAGTAAGAATACCTGCCATGGTAGTTCCATTTGTGACTGTATCAATACCAACAGTTACAGATCTAGAAACGACTTGGAAAGAATCGGGATCGAGTCTTCTAATGTAATTATTACTTACATCAAGATCTGGGTTGTGCATATAAACAGTACCAGAGGTAGCTGTAAAGTTTGCTCTCTTAAGTCTGAATGTTAAATCTTCTTCCTGAGTTGGAGTCCAAATAGAACCGTTCTGAGACTTGAATAGAGAACCAGCACCCCACTGTTTACTGTGCTGAGAGTTCTGACCTAATCCTAGTGCCTTAAAGTTGAGTGTCTTAGAACCCATCCTTGCAAGGAAGACTTCATAAGAATCAGACTCAGACAAGAGAACGACACAGAATTCAGTGTTTGGAGAACAGAATACAGGAGACTTAAATGTAAATGTGGTCTTATAAGTGTTATTACCTGCAGATGCACCAGTGTCAGGAACCAATGTAACTTGGTCTGGATCAAGTTTTACTTCAGAATATTCTAAAACATTTCTGGTTGGAATACCCAACTGCATTTGTCTGACTTCAAGGAATACTGGGAGTTTTTCATCCTTAGTATAGAACCAAACGTCAAGACTAGTAAGGAATACACCACTAGCATCTGTTGTAAACGACTGTGCAAGAGGGTCTCTATGGAAGTAAACCTTATACTTTGTCGTTCTCCAAGTTTCAATAACACCAGTAGACTTATAATCTGCTTGTCCTGAAGAGATCTTGGTAGATCCAGGAACTGCTTTAGTGTTGTTAATATCAGTATTAAGAACAAATTGCTTAGTACCTGTCTTAAATCTGTTTGGAGGTGCAGGATTTGCAAGAGGATCTCTGATAAAGAACGTTGCTTGAATATCACCAAACTTATCAGAAACCAAACGAATCTGACTTACCTTTGCAGTCGCACCAGACTGTTGACCAGTCAGTAACATGCCATTAACAACATATCCACTGAATGAACCTTGTGCTTCCTCCGCCATCGAAGCGACGTCTACGTTTAAGACTGTCGAAGACTTAGAATATGTCGTAGGAATATTCTGTGCAGTATTGTATGGGTTTATGCTATAAGTTCTATCTGGTTTGTTATACTTACCTCTCTTATGGTTAGGTGTACAAACTCTGAACTTAATTCTTGCTTTCCCACTCTTACCAATTACAGTTTCACCAACTTTGAATGCTGCTGTAACATTCTTGATTTCAAGAAGTTTTGGTACAATATCCAAAGTATTACTTCCATCAAAGAAGTGGTAATACCTAGTCTTTGGTTTACAAGACAGTGCATCAACAAGTACGTTTCTAGAACGCATATACTCTTCTGCTTGCGACTTGATCTTCTCGACCTTATCTGCAGGCGTTGGTGTTGGTACATCAACCTTCTTGTAAGTAGTAGTGTAAGTAGCAACTCGACGCATACAACGGTTGCCCCAGCCCCACCAGCCCCAATAGCCGTATCTCCAACGATATCTGTAGTAACCGTAACGCCATCTCCATCCATATCTCCAACCACGACGATACCAGTAGTACCCCCAACTCCAATGACACCATCTCCATCTATAACGACGCCAATACCAACGCCAACGACCCCACCAGCCCCACCAGTAACCAGTACGAACCCACTTATAACGCTTAGTAACAACCTTTACTGTTTTTTGTTTACCTTTAATCTTTACAGTTTGTTGAGTTTGAATTTTTCTAGACCAACTATCAATATCAGGTTTTAGTGTAATTGCAACTGCCCATGTAATAACATTAAATGGGTTAATATTACTTACACCAGTTGCTGCAAGTTGTTTTACCCACTCTTTCTCTTCATACTTAAGCATCAAGAGGTCACCCCTCTTAACAACATTATCATCTAAAAGGTCATAATCAGTTGTACTATCGTAAGTAGCAGATGTTGTTTCATCTTTAGTTACAATTAATGTTTTTAAAGATGCGTTTGATGGTAATGGTGTAATTGTACCGCTACCTTCATCGGTCTGTTCGCACTTATTATCTGGGTGGTCATCATCAATTTGTTCACTAGTTTGGAAATTATCAGCAAAGAAACCATTTTTGAAACGTGCTTTACCAGTTGCATCTCTAATGTCAACGTTTTTTGTTTCCTCTTCTAACATAGAAAGAGTAACTGAATTTTCAAGAGCACTAATTTTATTATCTAATTTAGCAATATCAGCAAAAGTATATCTTCTTGGGTTTTCTAAATCAATATCAATAGAATCAGTTTCATCTGTATATGCAGGTAAACTGATAGTACCCAATAACATATGGTCAGCATCTAAATCGTCAGGTTCACCTTCACCAGGCACACCTTGAACAATAGATAGATCACCATTTTTATTCAAGAATAGTTTATCTTTTCTTGATAAGTAATATTCAAAACTTACTAAAGATCCTTCCCCAACTGCTAGAGGTAGAGCTGGTTTATTAAGAGCACCAAAGTCTCTAGATGCAAAACTAAATGGAGGTGCTGATGCAGTTGCTGGATCGTATATGGCAACAGCAGGTCTAAAGTCTAAGACGTTTGTACCACCAGTAGTAGAACCATCCCGTTCAGACTCCATATCTGGGATCAATCCTCTAAACACAGACTGTGGGTAACTATCTACAGTTACAACATCACCATCATCACCAGAAGGAACAGAGTAATAATCAAATACAACTTTTAACTGTCTAGTTGGAGGTTGACCACTACTAGCACTTCGACTAAGAGAAGCATAGTTTGAGAACGCATGTTCTTGACCATTACTTAATGAATATCTGTAAGTAATATCTTTATAACTTCCATTAACAATACTATCAATACTTGCAACAATATCACTCTCATTAAAAGAAATATCTTCCCCAAGAATAAATCTAGCATCAGTTAAATATACAAACTCTACTTGAGCAGCACCAGGTTTTGCTACAAGTCTTGCAATTGCTTTACTATCATTACCAATAATACTTTCACCAATAATAGCACTAGTCTGTACATTTTCTACAGAAGTGAGATTTAGTTTATCGAATGTAGGTGCATTAGAATCAAAAGATTCATGAATAGCAAGAACTTCAATAACCTCTGGATAATTCAAACAAATTTTCTTATCTTGAATTCTAGTTCCAAAAAACGTACTAAATGACAAACCATCATTTAAACTATTATTTGCTGTAGATCCAGATTGTTTATTTGCAGATCTAGTAATATTTACAACTTGTGATCGATTAACAACCTTACTCTTTGCCTTAAACTGAGGTTTCTTCATCACAACATTGGCAACAACGTTAGTTTGAGATTGTCTTAAACCTTTAATTGTGATTGTATTTGAACCACTGTTATATTCAAATTTATTTGATGATATTGTTGCAATAACACCATCAGAATAAACAATACTATATCTTTCTTCATCAAATGCTTCAAATAAAGCACCTTGAACACCACTGGTATTAGTGATTGTCATTTCACCAGAACCATTAGTTGCTAATGCAGTAAGTTGGGTATGAAACTCAAGACTTGAATTTTGTAAATCTACTGTAGCAACATCACTTTGTGGAAGAGAAACATACATCTCATCCTGATTAATATTTTGTACAATAGGTGTAAAAGCAATAATTGTTGATGTAATATTCGCTGCAGGAAGAGCACCAGTAGTAATTCCAACAACATCTGTGGTTGCTTCTATAGTAACTTCAAGTCCAGTTTTTGCAATATCTTTTACTCTATACAAAGTGGTTGTTGTAAAACCAACTTGCTGAACAGCGAGTAAAGAATCTGTTTTAATACCAGTAAGAGTTTTACTGTTAATTGATACTTTACCAGCAGCAGTAATATTAAATTGGTCTGTTTCTTTAAATCCAGGAACAGGTTGACCTACTAAAAGTACATCACCATAGAAATTTGCCTGTAGACCTAATGCAGAAGCTTGTTGATAAACAGATTTTACATCAGTACTATCATATACTCTTACATCTAAAGTTTTTCTAGCATTCTCTTTAATGCCATTAATATAAATTGTTTCACCTTGGATGAAAGTTCCACTTGTATCTCTTACAAAGACTTTGGCACTTCCAGTACCAGCTGCGGTTACATATCCAGATGCACCACTAGATTGACCTGTAATATATGCACCAGCAGGAAGTTGAGCAGCACTGAGAGGATTAGCAAGATGTAACTTCTGATATAATGTTACATCATAAACAAATAAAGTAAATGGAGTTTTAGGAGATAAGTATTCTCCAGAAGTTAAATTAAAAGAATAGCACCTACAATCACCAATTCTTTCACCCGCAAGAGTAGTTCCATTAGCACCTAATCTTTGACTGTATAATTGAACTTCTCTCTTAATTGCAGGATGTCCATAAACATTATTTACTTGAACTTGACTACCTAGATTATATGGAACAAAAGCATCTTCAATTTTACGAGTTGTTCTTGGTTTTGGAATATCTAAAATTGTTGCAACAGGTCTATCAATATCATAACCTTTTACATATGCTTTACCAGAACCTACAGAAACACAAGCTAAATCGTTAGAAGGAACAGCACCTTCATCAGTTACTTGATTATCATAAAACAGACCATTATTACCTCTTCTATTATTCAAACACTCATGGAAAGTAATATCAAAAGGTTCAACGAAGAAGTTACCAGTTCTCTCAAAATCTCTTTCAGCAATATAATCTTTAATAACAGAATACGCTGGTTTATTGGGTACATTTAAAAGTACACCTTCGTCAACTCTTAAGAGTTCAATAAAACTTGAGTCATTAAGATCAGTAAGACTCTTTTTAACTAAAGTAGTTTGGATTTTAAATCTATCAGCACCAGGAGCAGCAAAGTTAGTAAAACCCTTTGCATTATCATATAAAGTATTATCTTGCTTTGCGTTTACAATCTCTTCACTAATTTGAAGACCAACTCTGTATGAAGGGGTATCGTCGGCTTCGTCTAAAACTACTGTTTGCTTTTTAACATCAACAAAATAACCTCTGAAGAAGAAAGTACCAGCATCTACGTGAGCAGCAGAACCTATTTGTGCTGCATTAGTTGCAATAGTAACTGCAAAAGTGTTTCCACTAGAAATAGTTGTATTTCCATATACAACGTTTTCTTCAGTAATTAAAGTCTCTCCGTCTTGGAAAGCACCTACTTGATTACCAGATGTACCAGAAGTATATTTTATGAAAAGAGTAATATTACCACTCGATGTTTGCGAAGAAAGAAGAACATTTACAATCTTTGCTTCAAGACCTGTTTGTTGACCTCTAATCTCTTTTCCTATAAAAGATGTAATATAATCACCAACATTCAAACCAAGGAAAGTTGATTCAATCTGAATTGATTGATAATCAAAATCATAACTAACTCCACCAGGTATTACAACAGATCCATCTTTGAAAGTATGTCTAGCAAATTTCTCAATCTGATTCTGAAGAATAGATTGAGATGTAGTTAATTCTCTAGCCTGAACTGGAAAACCAGGCTTGAACAATACCCTATAGTAATTGTTTTCTGCGTCAAAATCGTCATAATATGGATTAATATTTAAATTGGTTCTTTGTGGCATTGTCTCAGATTAGAATTCCAGTACGATTTTTACGTCTTCTCTTTGTCTCAGGTTCCTCGAAACGGTTTGCCTGTTATCAATATATATAAGCTCACCAGATGAAACTTCAATTTCTGGACCAGAAAGACCACTTGTGAAGTTAATTCCAAGATCGACTAGAGCACCTGAAGTACCTACTGTATTAATACCAGTAAATCCTGTGTTGATTGTGCAACTTGCAGAACCAATCGTGATGTTCGCTACAGCACTTGTAAAAGCATGTTTTATAAAAGATTGACGAGAAGCAAATGGGTCATCTTCTTGATTTGTTGTAGACTGATTAAAGTATAAAGATCTATCTTGAGCGTATCTAACAACATTTGTTGTATTGTCAAAAGATGTTATCCATCCAAAGGCAGTAACACCAGTACCAATAGTTTGAGAAATTTTAGATCCTACTGAAATTTGCGTGACGTCAGAAATTGTATTTAAGACGATCGCATTTGTAGAACTAAATGAATTTGAAGACTGTACAGATGTTGAACCAACAGAAAGTGGATTCTTAAGTAGACCAACTTGTGCAAATTTTGTAGAAGTTGGGAAATCACCAATGTCGTCAAAACGAGCATAAATCAAAACTTTGTCAGCACCTAATTCATTATATGCATTAAAACCATGTCCTTTTGTTGGTGGGATGATTGGAATTAAGAATGCTCTGTCAGTAATAGATCCAGTATTAATTGAAGATAAATCAATAATACCAAAAGAATAACCACTACCACCAGATGATACAGTAGCACTAGTAACTTTACCTGAAGAATCTACAGATAGAACTGCCTTTCCTCCTGTTCCATCGCCAAGAATATCAACGGGTTGGTTTTGCCCAATACCATATCCCGCACCTTGTTTTTCAATATAAACTGTTTTAATTTGGTTCAGGTTTACATCCGAGTTTCCATTATCTCTAACAGATGCAACAGGACCCGTAACCGTTTCCCAATCATTTGGTATCGGGATGTATTCTAATGTATCAAACTTAATGATGTCTCCAGGTGAGACAGTATACATATATTTCCAAACATAACCATCTCCACTATTACCCGCTTTAGATGGTTCAAGATCAGTAAAAGTTGGTTCATCAAGAGATTGATTACCAACAGTATTGATACCTGAAGAACCATTCTGTAAACAAATATAAACTTGGAAGTCTGAATTCATTACATAATAGTTCGCATCATATAATCTAGTAGAGTTGGTTACAGGAGATGGAGCTTGAATACTGTAATCGTGTCGGTACATTTCATAAATTGTACCTTGCGTCCAGTCAACTCTTCTAATCAATCTTCTGATATTGTCTTTGGTAATTTTCTTACCAAAAAGCATGGTATCGCGAACATGATTAGAATAATTAAAATCATCTACTGGATACGGGGTTGAATTATCCCAATTGGAACTCCTACCAAAACCAACCTGAGTTGGGTTCGCGAGTCCAAGAACGACATAATACGAATTATTTGAATCTGAAACATCAGACACGAAATTGGCTGCGTTTAGGATCCTGAATTGGTCTGATACTATAGCGGGCATTGCTTTCTAAAAATTAAAACACATTGGATCTAGTTATTATTTATACTCATTATTTTGTGATTCCTCCAGTACCCCTTAAACCAAACCCTCTTCTCTGGAAAAGTGGGTATGATCCGAGACCAACAGAGAACGTATTTCCATCAACATTTATTGCAATTGGAGCAGTTCCTCTACTAAATCCAGTAACAATTCCCCAACTGTAGAAACCGACATTAGTGTATGCAAATCCAACAGTATTAAGTCCAGAAGTATTTGAATTTGAATCAATATTACAGAAAGCGGTTATGATTCCGTTACCTGCATCATACTGAACTTGGTGAACCTTAAAGATGTTATCACAAGCAGTTGTTCCAATACCAATTACTTGAGAGTTGTTGGTATCAATAGAAGTTACACCTGAACCAACATTAGTATTGTTAACAAATATTCTCATTCCATCTCTAAGAGTATCTGATGGAGAATTTGGAAGATCTAAAGTAAACTTGACGCTGAGATTGGTACCAATTCCAGTGGCAGTTGCAATTCCAATAATATCACCTTCATAACCATTTACAGTTGGTATTAATGAAACACTTTCAATACTTACAGGTGGAGTTGGTAATAACGCATATGCACTTGTTCCATATCCACTACCAGCATTGGTGATATTTGCACCAATAACTGCACCGTTGGAAATAATTGCAGTTGCTAATGCAGTTGTTCCAAAACCAACCGTGATATCAGGTGGATTGGATATGGAAATTGTTACGATTCCAGTATATCCAGAACCACCATTGATAACAGTGATTGTAGAAATTGTACCAGCATTTACTCCAACACTTAGAATACCTACAACTGGATCTTCTCCTTGAGTAATGATACCATCGAAGTTGGTAGATGGAGTCACTGCTTCATAGTTAAACAAACTAGCATTATCAAGGAAGAGGAAATCTTGAGTTGTAGATGCAGAACCAATAATTCTTGCTGTTGGATAGATTTGTGGTTCTAGTGCTTCACGAGTCTTAGGAATAATACGTCCATCAACAGTTCTATCAACTTTTTGTTTTCTCCAAACAACAGGTCTCTTGAAGTTGTTATCAATACCCTGTAGAGAGTATAAGTTAGTTGCAAGAATATCAGATGCAACAATTTCATTAACAACTCTTGGGTCTTGATCTGGAACAGTAGAAACACCAACTGGTTTAATTAAGATTAATTCATCACCAATTTTAATGGATTCAACTACGTTAACAGTATTAACATCATCATTACTACCTCTATAGAAGTAAATTGTAACTTGGTCTGCCTCTTGTGGAGGACTTGTGAATTCAAATGCAGTACCACCTTCAAATATGTAATCTTTGTTTGGAATTTGAAGAACACCATTAATAAAGATGATAAGAAGTGATGGGAAACTAATAGGTGTTCCATCTGCTTTCTCAAAACTGACTAACTGCTCATTTTGGAATAGTGGGAATCTCTTTGTTACACCATCTTGTAATGAAGTAATATCATCAATATAATCAAGTTGACCGAATTGCCATCCGTAGAAAGTATCAGAGAATGTATCAATAACTGTAAGTTCAAATGGTTCAGTTTCAGTTGTGTAACCAACGGTCTTAGATCCAGCAAGGATTTTCGCAGCGGTTACTAAACCAACAGGACTAACTTTATCATTGAGTTGGAAACCATATCCTCTGTTTCCAATTGTAAAGTTTTTAACGCCACTTGTTTCTGATGCAACACCACTAGTACTAATACCACCAACATTTAAAGTTACAGATAATCCAATACCAGTAGCAGTTGTCTGACCAATACCTAGTCTAAAGAGACCTCTAACTGGGAGATCATCATAAGCTGGTCCAGGAGTTTCTAACCTTGGAGCAATAGTAAATCCAGTTCCAACATAATCTAGAGAAGGAACAAGACTTCCACCAAAACCAACTGTAGTAGTAACTGTTAAACCACTTCCAACACCATTTTCAGGAACTACTGTTACTGGAACATTATTTCCATAGAATCCACTACCAGGGAAGAATTGATTAACCTTACCAACTTTACCACCAGAGTGATAGAAGTGTTTAAATGTACAGATACCAACGTCAGTAGTAAATTCAGTAGCAGAATATACATCTTTAACTCTAAATGGACCTGGATTTAGTTTCTTCTCAGCAATACCAGAGCGTAACCTAGCAATCATACCTCCACTACCGTAGAAGTGTTGATAAGTCGAAATACCAACTCTTACTCTTAATGTATTTGCGTCAGGTGCAGCAATTATCTTATAAGGACCAGTGTATTGTTGTGGTTTGGATGTACCGCCACCAGTGTAAGTATGAGCAATTGGAGATCTTCCAACATTGATGGTATATTCCTTACTATTAGTAATAGCAAGTACTTCATAAGGTCCAGTATATCTTACAGGAGATACTCTACCAGAGTGATCATAAGTATGGACGTAAGTAGAAACACCAACATTAACAGTGAATGTATTTCTGTCAATTCTTTCCTTAACTGTGTAAGGACCAGCAAATTTAACTTCTGCTGCAGTACCACCAGAAACATATGTATGAGCAAGAGTTGATACTCCTACATTAGTTACAAATGTTGTTGAGTTAACAATAGTCGTTAATTCAAAGTCAGTTTGCTTATCTGGATAAGTCTTAGAACCATATGCACATGATACGGTCATACCCTGCAATCTAACCTTCTTAAATCGGACAAAATTATGGTTGGTTGCGGTAGTAACGGTCGCAATACCAGACTGATTATCATATTGGAAGTTACTAATATTAACAACTGTTCCAGTATCTTGTGGGAATACATGTGTAGTACCACTACCAATTGGGCAAAGCATATGGATATTTTCAAAGTTAATTAACTGCCCAGTTCCAAGTTGATTGAAACCATTGGTTGTTACTGTTGCCAAACCAGTCATATTGTTATATTCAAAATTAGCAATCTTACTAAATGAACCTTGAGGATTAGGGAACTTGTCACTTGTAACACCAGTTCTTACATTACCACCACTGACATATGTGTGTACTATAGTTGAGATACCTGTGTTTGTTACGAAAGTATTAGCATCAATAACGTTAGTTACTCCGAAGAAGAATCCTGTTCCACCATCTGGATATGTTTTCATACCAGAAGTACATGTCAAAGCAATACCAGATAGTTTTACATTTTCACCTGTTGTTAGTCCATGACCAACTGCGGTTATAGTTGTAACACCAGTAGCGTTAGTATAGTTAAATCCAGTGATAGGAACATCAGTGAAATATGTTGGTCCTGTTAATCCAGTACTCTGCTGAAGATCTGGAGTTGCACCAATATTAACAGTAATAGTATTTGGAGTTCTTGCCTCAATATTAATATTATTATCATAGAATGGATCTCTCTTATGTGATAAACCTTCATCAGTTGCACTTACAAATGTATGTACAGAAACGTTTGTGGAAGGTACAGTTGCTAATGTTTGTACTTCAAAAGTATTTGTAGTGACGTTTTGTACTTTTATCCACTTACCACTGAAAGGATCAGTTGGTCTTGGATAAGTTTTATTTGTAGTATTTCCATCAAGAGTACAAGTAAATGTTAATGAATTATCTGCTAACTTAATTTGCCTACCATTCTCAAATCCGTGGTTAGGAACAGTAAGTACCATCATACCAGTAGTAGGATCGTAATTAGCATCAGTTACAGTTTTAGTCTCTATAAGAGTTCTAGGATAACTATGCTGAGTCGCATTATTATCTTTATCACATGTAAATGTGAGTGAGTTATCTGCTATCTTGATACTTGTTCCTACATCTAAGTCATGAGAACCAATGGTAAGTACCATTTTACCTGAATTTGGATCGTAACTCGCATCAGAAACATTATAATTTACGATAGTTGATACACCAACATTTAAACTGACTGTATCACTAGTTGTAGCAGCAATAGCAACAGAAGTATTATAGTATGGGTCTTTTGCACGTTTGAATGTGATGCCATTAGTAACTCCAGATACAAATGTATGAGCATCAGTATTTGTAGAAGGGATTACATCTAATACTTGGACATCAAATGTTTTTGTGGTTACATTAGAAATTTCAACCCACCTATTACTAATGAAATCAGTAGAACGAGGATATGCGGTTGCCACAGTTCCACTAGTAGCACCAACATTAACTGTGATTGTTCCACCAGCTTGGTCTACAGCAGTAATTAATAGAGGAGTATTATATGCAGGATCAGTTGCACGAGGATAATACTTAGTCTTGACGTTACCGTCAGCAGTACAAGTAAATGCAAACTTCTCAGCACCAATTTCTACTAAGTCATCAGTTGTGAAACTATGTGCCCCAATGGTAAATACCATAACACCAGTTGCAGGATTATATGTGGCATTAGTTACATCATGTTTTGTCTGGACAGGACCAACAGTAATTGTAACAGCATCAGTTACTGTTCCACCAGCCCATGTATGTGCTGAACCTACACCATATTGACATGAGAATGAAACCGCACCATCAGCAAATTTAACTTCATCACCATTTTTCATTCCATGAGCAGCAGGAGTGGTGATGGTCATGATACCTACAACAGGATCATAAACTGTGCCAGTTGTTGCGGTAAGAGAAGCAGTAGTTGAACGAGGATATGCATGAACTGTTGCATTATCATCCTGTGAACATGTGAATAGTAATGATTTTTCATTAATTTTAACACTTGTTCCAGTTTTTAAGGTATGAGCACCAATGTTTACTACCATTACACCTGTAGCAGCATCGTAAGTTGCAGCACTAACATCAAATGGGAGAATAGGAGATTTACCTACATTAAGTGTGATTGTAGTACTGGTTGTCGAAGCAATACCAACAGCAGTATCATAGAATGGATCAGTAGATCTTGGATAATTCTTCGTTGATGTATTACCATCCATTGTGCAAGTAAATGGTAGTGAACCATTAGCAATCTTAACACTTGTTCCAGTTGGTAATGTATGAGCACCTATTGTTAGTACCATCACACCTGTCGCTGCATCATAAGTTGCATCCGTAACATCATGATTTACGATAGGTGATGCACCAACGTTGATTGTAAATGTATCTGTGGTTGTTGCTGTAATAGCAGTTGCAATTCCAGAAATAGGATCAGTTGATCTAGGATATGTCTTAGTCGCTGTATTGCCATCCATTGTACAGGTAAAGGATAATCCATTATTAGCAATAGAAATTGTATTTGATCCAGTTAATAAATGAGCAGCAGAAGTAATTACCATATCACCACTGGAAGGTGTATATACTACATCTGTTACTGCATTAGGTAAATTACCAACATTTGAGGTAACACTGTTTGCTACAGCAGATAAGAATGTATGAACATAATTACCACCTGATTGGATTGCACTAGTTGCTGTACCAACAAATGTATGTGGATGGTCACCGCCACTATTAATTACTTCTTTCTTAATACCACCCTCAAGAGCAGATACAAATGTATGAACTGAAGTATCTGTGGAAGGTGTAACTGTTAATACTCCTACACTAAATTTGTTCTCATCAACAACAGTAACCTGTGTAAATGTACCACTAAGAGGATCAGTAGGTCTTGGATATGGATGAAGAGTTGCATTACCATCTTTATTACATGTAAATGTTACTGCATAATCATCAAACTTAATATAATCACCATTTCTTAATCCATGATTAACTTTAACACCCTTTGAAGTAGCACTCATGAAGGTATGAGGAACAGCATGACTGATAGCACCTTTTCCACCATTAACATTGACTGTAATTGTGTCAGATGTATAACGTATGATTGGTAAATCCTTATCATAGACATAATCATTACCATTTGATCTTGGATATGCCTTAGTTTGTAACTTACCTTCAAATACACAACTAAAGGATATTGATTCTGTGTCAAGACGTACACTATCATAATTTGTTAATCTATGAACTCCAACAGTCAATGTCATTTCACCACTAACAGGATCATAAATCGCATCTGATACAGTCAATTGCTGATTAGTAACAGTCATTATACCTGTAACTGGATCATACAAAGCAGTATCTGGTGTCAAACCAAATTGAGGAACAAATGTATGTGTATAGTTACCACCAGTCTGGACTGCGCTAGTTGCTGCACTTACAAAAGTATGACTTCCACCAGCTCCGCCAGTACAAGCGAAACCAAGATTTTCAAGTTTTACAAACTGACCAACAAATGTAACACCATGACCAACGTTAGTGGTCACTGTCATTATACCTGTGAAATTATTATAATTAGCGGTGCTAATATTTCTACTTAAACCATTAGGATCTGGGAAAATATGAGTTGTAATACCTGTACCGCCAGGACAAGTTAAGGCAAGACCAGAAATACTGATTAGTTCACCACCAATTGCTCCATGATTAGGAACAGTAAATGTTGCAATACCAGTAGAGGTGTTGTATGTCATTCCAGTAATACTACTAATACCACCAGGTTCTTTACTTGGTTTTGGATCGTATACGTGACGATATGAAGAAACCCCTACATTAGTTCTAAATGACCTATCACTGTAAATAGTATCAACAATGAATGAATCAGTCCTTAGTTTCTTCTTACTGATTGCATTTTTTGTATCTACATCGTAGAAGTGAGTATAAGTTGAAATACCAGCATCAATTGTAAACGACTTCTTACCGACAATACCAGTTACGATAAAGGTATCATCTACACCACCAAAGTTCTGTTTTCTTACTTCACCAACGCCAATTGAAGGTGTATAGTTGTGTTTGTAAGTGGTAATACCGACGTTACAGTTGAATCTAGGACCACCTTTTGTGATAGCACCAGTAGCAACACCAACAAATGTATGTGCATAGTTACCACCTGCAATAACAGCGCCTGCAGTTGCACTATCAAATGTATGAGCAGATAAGTCACTGATAGAAGAAAGACCTACACTAGAGTTGACATTGATAGTAATAGTCGTTGAGGTTACTGCACTAATTTCTAAAGATTTCTGATATGCATAATCTGGAGTACCAGCATTGATACCAGTACCACTAGCACGAGGATATGACTTGACTAAAGTGTTACCATCTAAAGTACAAGTAAATGATATTGAGTTATCTGCTAATTTTATATGTTGACCGACTGCAAAAGCATGAGAACCAATAGTCAACTCCATAACACCTGTTGTTGGTTCGTATGTAGCGTTAGTTACGTTGAAATTAACTATCGGTGATCTACCAACTTGAAGATCGATGGTAGTATTTCCAACGCCAACAACTGAAACTGGTTGCTCGAATGATTTATCTACTTTATGTGTAATACCACCTGTTACAGCAGATGTAAATGTATGTGCATCTATGTTTGTAGATGGGGTAGAATTGTCAGATAAAGACTGAATCTCAAAAGTATCTGTTGTAGTATTAGAAACTTGTATCCATTCTCCACTAATAGGATCACTAGAACGTGGATATGATTTTGCACTCTTACTTCCTAGAGAATCTCCAACATTAAGTGTAAACTCAGTTCCTGATGTAACAGTTACAGCAGTGGTTACTCCTGCAATAGGATCAGTAACACGAGGATATGTGTGGGTTGTTGCATGATAATCTGCAGCACAAGTAAATGTTAATGAATTGAAATCAAGAGTAATTGTATCACTAGTTGACATTCCATGAGCAGCTGCAAATCCTAATGTAAGAAGACCTGTTGATGCATTATAAGTTGCTGCGTTAGGGGTCTTTTCATTTCCAGATTCTGCACCACTCTGGACATTAACAGCATTAGTTGTTGCAGATACAAATATATGAGTAGTTACACCATAACCACATATGAATGATAATGATTCATCTGCTAATTTGACCCAACATCCATCATCCATGCCATGACCAGCAACAGTTATAGTTGTTACACCTACAACAGGATCATAGATGGCATTAGTTGCTGTAAAGGTTTTAATTAAATTTCTTGGATATGTTTTTTGAGAACCTGTGGAATCCATATCACAGGTAAATGTTAATGCATTAGTTCCAATATCAACAGTTTCACCAACAGAAATACCATGTCCATTACCAACAGTAACAGTCATGATACCTACAACAGGATCATAGATGGCATTAGTTACATCATATGGTCTAGGTGCAAGAAGTCTGGTTACTTCATAAGGACCAGTTTTCTTAATTGCAGAAACTGTACCACGAGTATTAATTCCAACATTTAATGTAATAGTATCTGCCCCTACTGCATCAATGTTAATTGCAGTATCATAATAAGGGTCACTAGCACGAGGATAAGTCTTAGTTGTTACATTATTATCGTCCTCGCATGTAAAACTCAATGCTCCGTTTGCTATCTTAATACTGGTTCCAGTTGTTAGAGTATGGGCACCAATAGTTAAGACCATTACACCTGTATCGTTGTCATAAGTAGCATTTGTTACATCATGATTAACAATAGGTGATGCTCCAACGTTAATTGTAATAGTATTAGTAGTTGTTCCTGTAATAGTAATAGTTTGTCCAGATACAGGGTCAGTAGATCTTGGATAAGTCTTCGTTGCTGTATTTCCATCCATTGTACATGTGAAGGACAATGCGTTATCAGCGATGGTAAGTGTATTAGAAGTTGTTAATAAATGAGTAGCAGAGGTAATTACCATATTACCTGTGTTAGGAGTATATGCTACGTTTGTAATTGGGTTTGGTAAATTACCAACGTCACTTGTAACTCCATTTGTTACAGCAGATAAGAATGTATGTACATAATTACCACCAGACTGAACTGCATTACTTGCTGTTCCTCCTACCCATGTATGTCTACCAAGGTTATATGTGTGAACAATTGTAGAAACACCAACATCAACCCAGATTGTATTTGGATCAACTATTCTTAGAACTCTGTAAGATCTATTAGGTTCGTCAACATAATCTGGGAATCTATGAGTAGTTACGCCAGCATATGCTGAAGAACAATTAAAGAGAAGATTTTGTAAATCTAGACTATCTGTTACTTTAAAATCATGAGCAGCAGTTGTGGTTACAGTAGCAAGACCAGTAGCATTATTATAGAAAACTGTTCCAATATTATATTTTCTTCCTAATGATTGTGGGAAAATAGTTGATGTTAGACCAGCAAAACCACTAGGACATGTAAATCCTAAACCAGCAAAGTTGACTCTATCACCCAATGCAAATGGTATAGAATTTCTTGCAACAGTAATAGTAGAAAGACCAGTAGTATTATCGTAAATAAAGTCAGTTATACTGTGACCAATACCTGATTGCGATGATGGATATATGGTTGTACTTAATCCAAGAAGTGCAGTACCACCACTTACATAAGTGTGAGCAATTGTGGAAGGTCCTACGTTAACTCTGAACTTATTTCTAGTTGGTGTGCTAGAAACAATAAATTCAAATCCATATTTACCAGTTGGGTAGATATGAGATGTAACACCAACCTGTACCTCACCACCTTCAGTATAAACATGAGGAATAGAAGTTATACCAACATTTGTTAGAATCTTGGTTGGAGAAAGAACTTTAGTAACTCTGAATTGATTTCCCTGTGTACCATCTGGGAATGTTGAAGTTGTTACTCCAAGATAGTTAAGAGTTTTAATCGCATTTGTAGTTGCACTAACAAAGGTATGTGGGAATGTACCTGTACCACCAGTTCCAACATTAACTTGGAATGAATTTGTAGTTACACCTGAAATTGGTAGATACTTATTATATGCAAAGTCTGTAGGACGAGGATATGGATGAGTTGTAGCACCACCATCTAAAGTACATGTAAATACAATACTACTTGCACCAATGGAGATTTTATCACCATTTGTTAATCCATGATTAGAAGCAAATGTGACTGTAGAAAGACCAGTTAAAGGTTCATAAGTAAATCCAATAGGTGTTCCAACATTAACTTTTGGACATGTAAATCCAAGACCAGTTAATTTTATCTGTTCTCCAGGTAGTGCTCCATGAGGACTAGGAGTTGTAATCGTAGTAATACCTGTAGAATTATTATATTCAAAGGTAGAAATAGCAAATGTTATTCCATATCCAGCACAAGAGAATTCAAGACCCTGCAATCTAACCTTATCTCCTTTGGAGAATTTATGAGGAGTTGCTGTAGTTATTGTTGTAAGACCTGTTGGTGCGTCATAGATGGCATTAGTAATGTTAGCACCATATCCACACTTTAAGTTAAGATTTTCAATAAAGAGTCTTTCCCCTTCCACATATCTGTGAGGAGTTGCCAAAGTAATAGTAGCAATACCAGACTGATTATCATAATTAAAGGCAGAGATAGTCTTAGCAATACCTGCTCTACAAGGGAAGAGAGTGGTTGTAATTCCAGCTTTCTGACTGATTTGAGCAAACTTTTGACCAATACATGTGAAACCAATACCATTGAAGAATACTTCCTCACCTACTTCTAAAATACCAAATCTTTCTAGAGTGGTTACTGTTGCCATTCCAGTTTTATTATCATAAAGGAAGTCAACCACAGTCTTCTTCTGACCTCTAGTATATGGGAAGACACCAGTAGTAATTCCAGATTTAGTTGGTACACAAGTAAATCCAATACCTACAAAATCAATACTATCACCTGCTTCTAATCCATGTGCTTGTGAGGTTGTAACTGTAGAAAGTCCTATAGTATGATCGTAGACATAATTGGTAATGCTACTCATTCCTTGAGTTGTTGGTGCAGTCAGAATCTTATAAACTTCACCTGCATGGTTGATAGAAGCACCAATAGATGGATTACCTAGGTTTGCAAATCCTTTACCTTCGCTAGAACCTAAAGTAACAACAACACCACCTCTAGGTAAACCATTTTGGTTAATATCTGTTGCAGAAACAATAGGATCTCCACTTTCATTAAGAATACCAGTGAAAGTTAGATCAGTCTGACCACCAGTTTCTCTAATGAATAGGTTTGCATTAAAGTTATTTGGAGTTTGTGGTTTTTGGAACATATTGTTCACAAAGAAGATACCAAAACCACCTTCACTACCAATACCAGTTATATCTTCACCTTCAGATCTAAGAGTAAATGTTTTTGCAATACCAGTAAACTGACCAGAAATATCATCAAAGATTTTATTGGAATCATAATTTTTTCTCAAATAAACTCTTCCATTAAAACTAGATCCTGCTTCTGGTATACCAGTTGTAGATGCTTCATCAGAAGATTTACCACCATTAGGAGCACCAGTGAAGAAAATATTATTTCTAGAGAAGTTATAAGAACCAGTGTATTTTTGAATTATTGAACCATTAGCATGGAACGATGCTGCTGTTCCTACTGAACCACGTTGAATCTTACATAAGTTAATTGTACCAATACCACTAGAATTAATATCAGTAGTAGTTGTTCCAACACCAACAGCTTCAACAAGTACAAATTCATCATTAATCTCAAATAAATCACCAAGAACAATAGATGAAATACCAGAAACTGCCATAAATGTGGAAGTTTTACCAAGACCAAGACTAGAACCAGAAAGAGTTGTATTATTCTCTAGAGTCCTAGTAATTGGTGACCAAGTAAGTGGTTTTTGAACAAGACCATCAATCGCAATAAGAGATCTGGATAGTTTACCAGTTGAATCAAATTCGTGAAGATTACCTGCACCAACAGATCCTAAAGTAGTTCCAATACCAGCTAAGGCAGCTACCGTGCTGAGACCGATTCTAAACTGATCTTCATTATCTTTAATTGCGTAAACTGGAGATGGTAGAGGATTTCCGTTTGCAAGAGTCATTGGTGCTGTGACAACACCAACAAATGTTCCACCAGGGAGATATTCTAATTCTTGACCACTTGCAAAGAAGTGATTTTTAATAGTAAATTGACCAGTAGCAAGATTAAGTGCAGAAGTATTAGAAGGATTAAATGTTTTAGAGAAAATTGGATATCCATTCCACAACATTGGGAATTCAAAGATATTTCTGAAATTCAAACCTGTGTAAGTAGTATTGAAAGTTTCTTCAACAACTGCTCCATATTCCAATGGATTTACAATATTTCTTTCAAGTTCTAAGTAAAGGACTTCATTAAATGTTCTCATGAACATTTTGTCATTTATACCTGCCTCAGGTGTAAACACAAGAACAGCCTTTTCACCATCATATTTGGCAAATACCGTTCCCAGACCCGTCGTATTACCGACCGATAATACGGGATATTCCGAGAAGTATAGAGAATCACCAAGTTGGTCATTCAAGAACATATACTGGAAGGCAGATACTGTCCTTCCATATCCAACAACCATTGTACACTGGTTTACGGACTGAATATCACTCTTAATACCAGCAAAGTTTGCGGTAGATCCAACACCAACAGTCTGATATTCAGTATAATACTGAGCAGATCTTTCGTTATTAGGAATCATTCCTGTTGCTAAGAATCTATAGTCTCTGTTAGTAGTTCCAGTAGTATTACCAAAACCTAATGTTCTTGCTTTTAAGTTTACAAACTCAGAAGGTCTAGCATTATAAAATTCAATACTAAAGTTATTACCACTAGGATCATAAGTAGTTCCAAATGTACCAAATGCACCTGCGTTAGTACCACCAAAAGAACCATCAGAAAGAATGATATTATATTCAGACATATAACTATCATTTCCATCATGAATTGCTTTCAGTTCAACAAACATGGTCTCTTTTTGACCAGAAGATACAGTTTCTACTTCAACTTGAGAATGTAGATAATCAAAGTTTGTTGCTGCAACAGAAACAAAAGATTTAGATGTAGAAGGTCCAATTTCAGCATCAGAACCCATTAGAGCAGCAAAACCAAACGCAGTGGTACCAATACCAGTCAGTGTTGATTCAGTATTATAAAACTGATTTAGAACTTTAATATCATAATTTTTATCAAATGGATCAGCAGGGAAGAATCTTAAACGAACTTGTGAATTCTCTGTGTCTACAGAACCTTCAAGAGTTCCTATTTCTTGTGGTGTACTATGTAATTTCTTAAAGGTTGGTTCTGCATAGTAAGTATTAGTTCCATCTTGAAGAATAGTAATTTCAGAAACTTGGAAATCTCTACGATCTTCACTAGTAATTTGAACAAGGAATCTATTTGAGATAAAGTTAAATGGATATCTGTAAATATTTTCAAATAGATCCAAAGTGTTTGGATTACTAATATTACTAAACTGACTTGAAATATCGTCAATGTTTAGAACTCTGTTTGTAATAGATTCAAAATAGTCAGATAATTTTGCATTTTCCAATTCAATCTCATTACTGAGTTCTACCTCACTTCTAGTTGCAATATTAACATCTCTACCTATATCAAAATAATATTGATCATCAACTCTTACTTCTTCAACAAGATCTACTGTAGCATTAGTAACAGTAGTAGAAGTTTGAATACCAGCATTCTTACCAATAGTTACTAACTGACTATCAACAAAGTTTTTAAGACCTGTTGGGTGAACACTGTTGTTTACCGCATCAATACAATCTTCATAAGAGACTTCAGTTTTAAGTGTATATGAAAGATTCTGATAATAATTATTATCTTGGATAACTTGAGCACTTGAATTTAGTTTTCCAGAATCAGATGTTCCTTCAATAGTCTTATCTGTTTCAGCTTCTACACTGTAAACACCATCAAATCTTAAGATTTCTACAACTTTTGCTTGACTACCACTCTTTGCTCCAATGATAATATCATCAGGAACAATAGGAGCAGTACCAACAAACTTAATATTTTCAGCAGTTGCATCAAAAGAGATAACTTGTAAATCAGTCTCTGCATTATTTACAAGTAGTTTTTCATTTTTATCAAATGAAGCTTGTTGTAAACCAATACTAAATGTAGGTAGTTCTTCTTTACCAATAACACGAGAGAAGTTTTGAGTATCACTAACACCCAAACCAACATTAAATGTGTAATTTGAATAATCAACTTCAAAGGAGAATGGATTAGTTGTTACAACATTATTAACTTTTAAGAAATTGTATAGATGATCAGATGAGTTATAACCATCTGAACCAGAATCTTTTGAAAAACCTTCGATCCAAACTTCATCATTAACAGCAAATGGAGGAGAACTAAACCCAAGAACAGGAGTAGAAATTGTAAATGTTACAATACCACTTCTAGTTGGGTTAGATTCTGATTTTGTGATGACAATACCGTTTGTATTATTAACTGAATATAACCTATACTCTCTATTTTGTAGACCTACAGGATTAGCTGCAATTTCTGTATCTACAATAGAACCTGAGTTTTCATTAATTCTTGCAACAATATTAGCACCAGGAACTTTTGTACCTACAAATCTATCAACAAGTTCTAACTTAGGAGCAGAAATATAGTTCTTACCATTAGATAAAATACTAATTGTACCAACAGTATTAAAGTCTCTAATAGTAGTAACAGTAGGAACATCAACAATTGGTCTTAAAGTAGTATCAGAAGAATAGTTAAATCCTTCATTTACTAACTGAATTGAGTTAATTTGACCAATTCTGGTTGATTTTGGTTTAATAGTGGAGTTATCACCATTTTCAGAATCAACACCTAAGAATCTTGGTAATTTTCTATAGAATTCTCCACTGGATAGTAAACTAATCTGATCAATTGGACCTTCTGGACCAACAGCACCAGTAGCATAGAACCTTCTACCCTCAGTTGCAGCATAAGAAACTTGCTCTGGATTTTTTGCGATCGCAAAACTAAATGTAGTAGTACCGACTCCAACTGCGGAAGTACCAATACCAGTGATCGTAAACATACCAGTGTATGCACTATCCACATACTTAATAGTATTATTTTCTTTTACATCATTATCTGGAATTAATGGTGTTCCATCTTTAGTAACATTATAATAGAGAATCTTAGGACAGAAGGTATTATTATTAACATCTAATCTAGCATAAGTGTTACCAATACTAATTACACGATCTTCTGCATCAAGAACATCACCAACTTCAGCAGATGTACTTTGACCAGTTCCTACAAACTCACTATTAAATCCTTGGTCATAATAAATTTTGAAATTATATCCATTTAACTCATAGTTTTGTAAATCAAATACAGTTGTAGATCTGCTAGGAATTTCTACTTTTGGATTAATTAAACCAAAGTTATGACTCGTACCACCAATACTTGTTAAAGAAACTATAACGGGGACATCTGCCACAGAATCTTCATATGTTTCACATAATCTGAAATTTTCAGGAGAATCTCTGTAAATGTAATATCTACCAGTTCCTAGTCCACCAATAACTTCTGATTTAGGTTCATAGTAAACTCTATCACCTGTTCTAAAATTATTACCTGAAATAGAAATTCTATTAGTCGATGTATTAACGCCAGTAGAAGAAATGCCTTGAGAATCAACAATAATCAAACCTTCAGAATTAAGTTCTATTCTTACTCTAGAACTTGCACCTAAACCAACTTCTTGATTTGCAATTACATTAAAGTTAACAGTATCTCCTATTTTTAACCCATGAGCTTGAGTTGTAGTAACTGTTGTAGTTGGTTGTAATACAGATCCTCTTACTGCTGTACCGATACCTTGAACAAAATATCCATCATCGTCACTACCATCGCTAGTAAAGAACAATTCAGCACCATTTTTCTGAGTTTTGATGCCAATTGTATTGATTGATTTGTATATAATGAAAACTTCTTGTTCGACACCTGATCTAGGTAAAGAATCGGCAACAAGAGTAGCTGTTGTTCCAATACCAATTGCAGTAGCAACACCAAGAGAAAGTTGACCTGATTTCTTAACAAATAAAGCTTTTTGTCCATCCAAGAAAGGATGTTTATTTAAGAAAATAGATCCATGCTCAACTACTCTAGTTTGGGCAATGTTATTTTCTGTATAACTAAGAGTCTCATAATTACCTACAGTTGTACCTACACCAACTGTTTGTTTTGGATTAAAGAATTTTTTAGGGAAGAATTCAGATACAAATTGTGGAGCATCACTAGCAATAGTGAATCTATCTTGAAGATAACTGATAGTACCAGAAGCACTAAATGATGCAATACCTGTTCTCTCAATACGTACTAAATTTTTACCCTTAATTACATTTAATACTTTAGCAACTTCACCATCACTAAATTTAATACTAGATCCACCACTTACATTTCCTGGTATTCTACTTACAATAAGATCAGTTACAACACCAACTGCTCCCGCTTTAACTGGATCTAAAAGTATAGCTCTTTCTGATGCAACACCAACTACATGGAATCCTTGAAGACCTTTAATATCAGTATTCGTGTTAAATATTTCGATAACCTCACCATTGTTAAAATCATGATTTGGTTGAATAATTCCTGTAATTTCTGTATCACCTGTTTTTTGGAAAGTTACCTCATCAAATTGAACATTAGTGCTTTGTAAATCAGTAACACTTTTACCTTTAATGAAAGAAACCTGTGCAGATACCCCATTACCATTAGTTCCTTCTTCATCAAATAGTAAAGTATTTCCAACTTTATAAAGATCACCTGCTTCAACGATTTCTAACTCTTCAACACCACCAGTAAAGACAGAATCAATAACACCTTCTTGTCCAATTAATTCATCAGCTTCGATAACAAAATCGTAACTAGCATTAAGACTTTTTAATCTGTAAGGATAAGTATTCCTACTAAGATCTAATGCATTAATATCATCGTCCTGAGAGATGGACTGAGACGCTCTAGGAGCGATATAAGTGTCTCCAATATAATATGGGAAGGATGCTCTTGGTAAACCAGTTCCTGGGTCTATTTCAAGGGTAGCGACATATCCATAAATTCCATCAGGGAAATCGTCAGATACAAACCATCTACCATTATGAACATCAAGATCACCAGTTCCCATGAACTTATAATCTTCAACAAAGAAACCAGCGGGATATTCTCCTGCAGTTGGTCTATTTGGAACTAGATTACTCGCTAATTGATATCCAGAACGAACATATGTTGTAATACCTGTGTTTTGTTTTGGATCTCTTGTTGCAAAAGGACCAAAAATTGGGTTTCCATCGTATGCCCAACCAATAATAGGAGATCTTTGTGCAAGAGAATCTCCAAAATCAGTTTGAAGATCTGTAGAATATGCTAAAGATGCATATTGAATTGGATATTGAGTCTCAGCATTTAAGAAATCATCTGTTGAATACTTTTCATGCAAATTAACAGTTAATGGTCTTACTGTTGATTCAATAATACCAGACTGTCCTACAGACCTTACAACAATAGCTGTATCTTCTGCATCGTAGTTTAAACCACCAGAAATTACCTCAACTGTAGAAACCTTACCATTTGCATTAAGTTTTGCCTTTAGTTGTGCACCAGAACCTGTAGGACCTGTAACTGTTAAATCTGGAGCAGAAGTATAATTTGAACCAGCACCAATGATTTGAACCTGTGTAATAACTCCATTACTAATCAATGGTTGGAATTGTGCTCCAGTACCACTTGAAACTGTAATTAGAGGTGGTTTTTCAAAGTTTAATACTTTAGAACCATAATTTGATCCAGGTTCAGATAAGTATGCACCAATAATCTCACCTCTTACATCTGGTTCGCAAGGAATGGATACTGTTGTTCCACCAATAGATGCTACAACAGTAGCAGTAATATCTGGATATTTAACAGTATGAATACCACTACCAACATCGCTAAGGAAAATATATCTACCTCTATTAACATCAGTTTCAGAAAGAGCTAATCTAAACGCATCTGCATTTATACGAATAATCCTATAATTTGTTTCTGTGGTTAATTCTCGAATAGAATTAGTTGCTTGATAAATTACTTCTTCATTGTCTAGGAAACCATGTTGTTTTATAATAAAACAATTAGTTCCTGTACTGATACCTGTTGTTTTAGTTTCATAAGTTCTTTTCTTATATCCAGAACCTTCAGTAACAACAGAAATATTTTGAATTTTATTTTTAAAATCAAAAGATCTAAACTTATGAATACCTAAAGTATTGAAAGTTGTGATACCAACAGTACTAAGACCTGCATTAGCATCATCTTCTGTTTCATGAAGTTTAATAGTAGTTGTGTTAATTACATTGGCAAAATATGCAACACCAGATTGTAAAGTATTTTCAGCATCATACTGGGTATTATCATCAGAACCTAATGTAATTGCAACACCTAATGGTTGGTTTCCATTTGGATTATAAACAATTTTTTGTCCAGTTTTAAAATTATGCTCCCCAATAAAAGTAAGTGTATTCGCAGGAATATCAACACCACCATTTGCTAAAATATCTTTAGCATTGAAATTTGCTTCTGTATAATCTTGAGACAGTGTAATTTCACCACTAGCACCTTCTCCATTACCACCTTCAATATTGATACCAAAAACTTGGTCAATATCATAAGACTCTCTGTTTTCAAGATATAAAGACTTTAGAGATCCACTAAGAACAGGATTAATTACAGCAACTGTTCCACCAACTCCAGGATTAGATACTGTAATTTTTGGTGGATTGATAACATCATAATCAGAACCACCACTAACTAATTCAACAGATTGAAGAGGACCATAATATAAGTAATCATTTGACTTATAGTTTAGTATTTCAATACCATTGATCAACATTCCTGTTGGACCATAGGAAGTGGTTTGAGCAAGACCAGAAGAAACACTTGGTTTTAATGGGAATTGCCTTAGAATTTTTTGAGGTTGTATATTCTTACCGTACTGAGAAGCAAGAGTTAGTCTATGTGTACCTGTTCCTGTTTTTAATTCAATAAATTTACTAACTTCAATAAACGATCTAGCATTTGCTAGTTTTAGTTGATTATTAGCAGCTGGATTTACCCAAATAAAGTATCTCGTACCACTTACTAATCCCTCTAGGGCAGTAGATCCAGATAATGCCTCATATACAATTTCGTCACCTGTAACAAAGGGTAAATTTGTCTGGAATGATACTAATTGATCGATTTGACCAATACCAACATCTTGTCCTCTAAAATCGACAAAAACTTTATCAACACTAAATGAGAAAGAAGGTAAACCTTGAGTCGCAACGTACATGGACTCATTAACTTTATTTTTGGTAACATATGCATTTTGAATATTGGAAATAATTGTTTGATTTCCAAATTCAATTAAATCATTACTAGAAGTTGCCCTACTAATTACTCTTCTAATATCCCAATTTCTATCAGTAGTAATTCCTGTTGTATTAGATAATTGTAGAGTATTGCTATCAATAACAGTTACAACAGCGGTTGTTGTAATTGTATTTGTTCCTCTAGCAAGAATTTCTACAGAATCTCCTGTTCTTAAATTACTCTTATCAAACTTATCTGAAACAGACAATGTAGAACCAGTAATTTCAGCTACTTCATATCTTGTTGCAATATTATAGATCCAAGAGTTAAAGATTCTTTGTTTATAAGTCGGTAATGTTAATGGATCTGCAGGTGGAGAAATGTTTTCACCAATACTCTTGATATAGATTTCATTACCAACATCAAGATAATAGTTATTTCCTTGAGCCTCAAACTCTCCGAGAACTCCAGTAATTCTCATTTCTACCTTTTTAGTAGAATCTCCACCTTCATAACCATATGCAATAACTGTAGATCTGACTTCACTTCCAACTGGTAGATCAGATGTTAAACCAGAACAACCTAAAAATTGAGTTAGGTTTTTATCAGTGTAAGTTACAGTAATTCCAAGAGAATCAATAAAGAATGAACCACTCCTAGAAAAACCAACGGTACTATCTACGTTGATAACTCTGGTATTAGCAGAAGCAAGTAGAGTATTTTTAGTAAAACCTGGAACAAAGAATTCACCAGAGACCAAAGACTGTTCGTTAAATCCAACAAAAAGAGGAATTTTATAAAACTCTTCACCCTGACGAGTAAAAATTTCTACCTCAGAAATAGGACCAGATGCAACTTGAACATCTGCATTAGTTGGGTCTGAATCTTGATAAAGAGTTTGACCAGTAAGTAGTAGAGGATTTCCACTAATCGCTTTTACAACAACAATAGCTCTTCTTAAATAATCAGAAGTAGATGATTTGACAACAAAATCTTCAAGGTCAACTACTTGAACCTTTTTACCATAAAGAACATTAAATAAAATTCTAAATGATTCTCTAGTTCCTTTTGTTTTATAGAAAGAATTTACGTTTTTGAGGAAATTTCCTACATTAATACCTGAACTTAAGGTTCTATCTTCAAAACCAGGAGCATATAATTCTTTTAATTTAATATAATACTCTTTTAAAAATTCTACACTAAGATTTTGAACTGTTGTAGTTGTACTTGCTCCACCATTAGTAATACCAGTTGTTAAAACTGTAGTTGTATCATATCCATTACCTGTACTTTGAATCCAAAGAGGGAATCCCTGTGCATTTACAATGAACTCAATTGTATCACCTTCATCAATTACAATAGTTTGATTTAAACCTAAAGAATCAATACCAAGAGTTGTTAAATCATTTGCATTTGAATCTCTATTAGCATTACTTAATTGGTAAAAATCATTATCAATATTCGTGATACCTAGTCTGAATGTAGTGGGAGTGCTTCTACCACTAGTTCCGCTAGCTTTAACACGAATGATGCCAAACATTTTAGTGATGGTGGCACTCTGATAATAGTAATCAGCAGCAGTATATCCAGTTGTATCAAATACAACAACTCCTGAAACGTGAGCAGATGTATCTGTAGATTCAAAAATTAACTCTTCAGGGTTGTTTTCATCTCTATACTTTGATATACCACTAAACCCTCTAATACAACCCTTAACAGTATTACCATCTCTTTCAGTATATGTTATGATCTCATCACCAACTTTTATTAAACCATATTCATCAGGCAAACCATCAGAACTAGACAATACAATATCAGTGTCTGTAGATGTACACGCTCTCTCTAAAATAATGTCTGGATTAATTACATTATCAACCAGATTATCTAATTTGATGTATTGATCTAAATTTTCCGCAAGATCAATCGCACCACCTTGAAATTCTTGAGAAATGTAGTATTGTCTTAGAAAATCGGCAAATTTTGGGTTATCTTCTAATACAAACCGAGGAAGTTGGCTCTCAATAACATCTTTTATTTTAACTCTCTTGTTTATCATTCTATCGAGTTAGTGATCCGTTAGTGTAGCTAGAAGAAGTTGGATATGATACTCCAGAAATCTGATCTCCCGAACTAATCGTATCTTTAATCATATTTATAGTACTTTTAGATAAATCTACATTGAGGTACAAATCTTTTAATCCTATGACATCATTAGACTCTGGAGTTGCTTGTATTTCAATAATATTTTGACTTAAAGAAGTTCCAGTAATGAAAATTGAATTAATAAGAACTTCTCCATGCGTATAATCAACTGTACCTGCATTACCGTCTATAGTAACAACTTCACCATTACTATCTACGCTAACAATAGTTAGTCTTCCTGTGGTTGTGCTGCCATCTGGTTCATCACTAAAGTAAACAGGTGCACTTTCTCCTCTGATATTAAAAGCAGTGGATTTAATGTTCCTACCTTCTAAATTAACGTGGAATTGGTTACCATAACATAATTCATATTGACTCGTAACATTAATTTCTGCACGAAGGTCTCTTCTCATTTGGATTCTTGTAATATTTGACGTAATCGATCTATCAGAATCATCGACAATATTAACGAACTTACTATACTTGAATCTTCCACCGAATTTATTGAGATCTAAGGAATTAGCATACTTTTGAACAGAATTACTGATTCTTGTTTGAAGAGTAGATACATCATTGAATATATTACTGTTATAATATACAAAACAATCATACTCAACAGTTAGGATTTGTAGATCAACTAATTGTTGATTAATTCCTGCAAGAGCAAATTTCTTTAACTCAGTTGTAATTTGTTGTTTAGTAAAGTCAGAAATAAAGTTAGCATTTCTTGGTTTGATACTAATTATGACATTTCCAAATTGTGGTGGGTCTAACTCTTCACCACCAACGACTGAAACACTCTCAGTATCGGGATAAATTTGCTGAATTATCGCTTCATAATCAGTTGCAGAAACCGCCCTGTATTGCGATGAATATAACCTAGGAGCATAATACTTAACTGAGTTAATTGACTCGATCTCATCGCCACTCTGAGCGGCTTGAACGGTAGTTAACGTGATAGTTAGAGTGCTCTGATTTACACTAACATTCAAACCATCATAAAAATCTCCTCCAAATGAAAAATTACGAGCACCGTTTCCTTCTCTACCCTCAGTTACAATATAATCGATTCTAATATCTGTATTTGGATCTAATTTCTTACCAAAAAATCCATCACCAAAAAGAACTTCATATTTTTCATCTTCAATCTCCTGAAGTAGGAAAATTTCAGAGTCTTTGGTAATTTTAACGATATTATCAACTAATCTATATCTTCTACCATCTCCAATCTCTCCAGGTCTAAAAATAACACTTCTAATAGTCGATGTATCAATAAATGGATTATCTAAAACAAACTTCTGCTCACTATGACCACTAACTGTAAATGCTTTTGATAATAATGTTCCTTCATATACCTCAAACTGCCCAAAATCAGCAACTCCATTTACAACTGCTACTGTTCTATCCTCTGGAATGGCAAAAGCATATGTTGTTCCAGAAGAATCACCAGTACAAACTAGACCCTTTCTTAAAGTCAGTGTATTTCCATTGATAACACTACTTGGATCAGTAACACTAAGACTTATTGTACCTTGTGCAGCAGTTCTTGATCTAGGAACATAACCAATATTTCTAGCAAGTGAAACAACGTTCTCTCTAAGAGTAGCAGAATCTATAAAAGATTCATTAACAACCATATTAGTGTTAAATGCAGTCTGATATGTGTTATATGCTAATGTATCGATAAGAACCGACATGTTTGACCCTTCATAGTCAAAACCAGTAAAGTCGGTATTTGCTCTTAGGTAGTCTTTAATAGAGGATTTAATATCCTCATAGTCTAAATTTGTAAACTTATTAGATGGCATTATCTTGTAGCCTCTAGGATGAACGAAATTGCTTGGGCTGAGGATAAATCCCCAATAATATCATAAAATATTGTTACTCCAAATGCATTTAGGTCAGGTCTAGACTCAACTTCAACACTAACATTACTAACTCTAGTTTCATATAACTGAATTGTGTTCTTAATTGTATCAGAAACTACAGAAGCAGTTGCATCATCAATTAAATTAAACAGAGTATCTCTTATTGGCGATCCAAATTGTGCATTAAAAAATTTTTCACCAGGAAGTGTAAAAACACAATTCTTAATTGCTGTCTTTATTGCATCTTCGTTCTTAACAACGAGCAAATCATTCGTTACTGGGTGAGGTGTGAATGAAAAACTGATATCTTTGAACGATTTTGAGGTAATCCTATTGGAAATAGGCATATTATCGTAGCTTTAAATTTATTTATACGTATTAACGACAACTTTTTTTACAACTACTCAATTTCTCCACTTTTTTCGTCAATCCACTCGCTAACTGACCTCTCTTTTGCTGTTTCCCAGAAATATTCATCAGTATCTCCCAGTCTTCCCCAGTCTGTTCCTGCCTCAACTTGATATTCTATAGTAGAAACCTTAAAATCAGGTTTCTTTGGCATCTCAGGAGTGATAGAAAGGTCATATAGACGCATCCGATTGTTAGGATACAGTGCAAACTGCCCATTTTCGAGTGCTATGCAGTTATGAGACTTGTGTTCTTGTGGAACTTCACTTACATTATTGTCTACTACGTCTGGATTTGCATGGTAATTGTCTAATGTAAACAAATATTGACCTTTAATGAATCCATGATCTCTTGTATAGACCTCACAATCCATTGAAGAGACGAAACCTTTGTTGATTGCCACGACTCCATAGTCCATACAGTTCCAAAATTGGAGATTTTCAAGTGTCATATCAGGATCTGGTGCCTTTGGTGCTCTGACAAATGCACTAATAGGCAGTTTATCGAACATTGCACCGTATTCTGGTAGGTATGTCTCAAAGTAAAAAGCGCGACCAGGTATCGATTTTGCCGAAACCCAGACGCCCTCTACATATTCACCATGTCCATCTTGATGATCTCGCAAATATTCCTTACGTACCCAAACTTTTTCGGCAGGAAGATTGCAAATTAGGTTCATCCTTGACCTCTAGGACGCTTTTTCTTGGAATTACGGGAACTTGCAGCATATTTTGTATGTCTACCCTTCCCTTGTTTTGTTTTTTTCGGTTTTCTTTCAATAGTATTCACTTAATTACCTCTACATTAATGTCTTTTGCGTTAGGATGCCCCTTTTCGTAGTACTGAATGGCAAGATCTTCAAGAGTATTGAACATTTCTTCCTCTGAAAGATCCTTCCATGCCACTACACCCTTGATTGAAACGTTATATCTATCAGATAACTCTTGTTTTTTCATGTCCAACTCTGATATTTGGGTCACAGTAGATCTCAAAACCTGCTGCAATCGCATCTAGACAGAAAGAAACATCTTCTCCGCACATATCTTGTACCTCTCCAGACTCAAATTCTTGCATCTTAGGAGCAAACCAAGGATATTTCATTTCTTCGTGTTCAAAAACTCCATTTTTGATCAGTACCCACCCAAATCCTGTGTAGTCCACCGTGAAGGGCTTACGGCGCTTTTGCATACTTTCACCAGTTTCATGATTCATGACACCTCCATTGGTACGGAAGTCTTGCTCCTCCAACCAGTGAGCAACAGAAGTTGTGCGTCCATCTTCGGTCATGTACCAACCAGCAGCAATATCCTTCTGCATAAGAACTAACTGCAGAAATTGTGCAGAGTTAAAGATAATATCACTATCAATCCACAGTTGATAATCATACTTGAGTTTGCCGTCCCATGGGATTTGGTTAGGACCACGGAGAACATTTGCACCTAATACCTTACAACGTGCAAAGTTAACCATTGATGAGTAATCTTGAGAGATCTGAATACTCACTCCCATTTGTACTAGATCAAAACATAGTTGAACAAAGTTCTTCATGAATGCATATGAACAACCACGACCAGGTAGGCACAGTACAACTGCCTTACCTTTTATCAGTTCTTTTGCTTTTTCGTAGTCGTATTCTGGTTCTTTTTTATTTCCGCCCTTAGTTGGGGTCTTTGCTTTTACAGTAAATCCTTTAGCCATAATTTGAGTGGGTTACATCATTATCATACTATAGTATGTAGTCATTGTCAATAAGAGGATTCTTCGGTACATACATCACCAAGACATTCTGTGTATGTAAGACCATCCCAATAAGAACGGTATATTCTTCCCCATATTATATCAAACTCTTCTTGATTTAAATTTTTAAACAAACATCTGTCGTTTAAGTAAATGTGATATGTTACGCTAGTTGTCGAAGTCATAAACCTCCTCTACTTTAATGTCATCGAATGTGTATTTGAAATCATTAAGTAACTTATTATCAATAATTGTTTTGAGCATCTTGAGTGTATTATCTTTTTCTTCGTTTGAGAGATGATCATAAACTACCTTATCTTTAATAACAATATTATACATGATTACAAATCCTCTTCCTCATCGATAAATTTACAAGTAAGTTCAACTTCTGATTTCATCTCCCATTCTACCACATCTCCTTCTTCCCATGTGAGATCTTTAAGGACTTCTTCTGGAATTGTAACATATAGATCTCCTGTTTGAGGATCTTGTTGAATCACTGTTTTGCGAATGTGCTTCATCTCTTTTGTAATTTTTCCACAACTGTTGATGCTTGCATGGGTGCAACATCATTAAGACCATTTGCATCAAACCATGGTGCATCTTCCCAAGAGAATCCTTCACCGAATGTATTATCAGGTGCTATCACATACCAATGACATTTTGCATCAGGTATATCAACAGCACAGACTGCCCAGTCATCTGCCCATTGAGGTACTTGAACGTACATCACGGGTAAGTGATTTGCATGAGTGATAGTAGGAAATAACGTTAATGATATCAAGCATACAAACACCCAGAAAATCTGTGGTATATACCTGACACTCATTGGTCTCTTGTATACTTCCATTACTTCGTGATAGTTATAGTTCATTTGTATCGACCCTCTCTGAGTTTATATATGGCGGAAAAAATTTTCATTTGAAGTATATTTAAAGGTCGAATTGTCACCTCTGTAGGTTAGATGGTACCTACGCGATTAAACACACAATAAGAAAGGGGCATAACCATTGCCCCTAACGTATTATATAAGGGTGAGGTGTTGTCTGTTGCTCCATAAAGGCAGAACTTCACCTCACAAACAATGGGTCTTACTTGGTCAGAGGTCTCCACACATAAAGGGCATGTTCCGTTGGGGTCGCCCACCCTTGCCTGACCAATGCCCAGAGGATCAGAGTTCCTCCAGCATCTCATCCATCTCACATGAGTTGATTAATGGGTCATCCCATCTTACCTTGTCTCCTGTGGTGTCTATGCCATAGTTGTTGAAGATCTCAAGTAAGTGTGACCAGTCCATCGCTCTGCGGGCGATGTCATAAAGTCCTTCATCGCTGCCTATCCAAAGTGCTGCGTTCCATGTCTCATAATTAGTCCAACCGTTGTAGTCTGTGTCAGTTGTAGTTGTTTGATAAGTTGAAGTCATGAATGCTCCTGTGTGGTATGTACTTATTATAAGGGGTTATATATGAACTGTGTATAGGTCATGTGCCAGTTTGTTTAGTGGCATACTCTAACACATCATGCTCTCTGAATAGGTTATAATAGGTGTCGTTCATTAACCCGAACTCAAAAGACGTGTTTGCGTGTTGTTCGGTTACACCATCATAACACTTAAGGATTTCGTCGTAATTCATTAGTGCTTCCTATTTCTGATGTATTCACTTAAGCGATCATTAAGATCCGCAAATACGACGATTACACCGATTGTTAAAAATGTTTCAACCATTACGCATACCTCCCTGCTGGATGTGGGTTTGATGGTGTGCATCCGAATGATGCGAAAAATTCGTTCATCATTGGGACGTTAACCTCTGGATCGTCAAAGTCAACTTGGGCAATGTGGTCTACTCCCCACTCGCTTACTTCGTCAATGAAAGTTGCGAAGTCTTCGCAAACGTATGCCATGTTTTCAAAAGAATCAACTTCCTTTATTCTTTTAATTAATCTTTCTGTTTTGGTCATGTGTGAGAACCTTTGTTTGTTATGTACTTATTATAAACAATAGGGAGATCAAAAGAAACCCCCCTTGTGCCACTTTGTTAACTGTCACAGTACACCTCTCACGTTGTTACTTAATATGGTAGATTGACCATTAGTGACATTATGAAGCATATTATCAAAGGTTTGCATGTCCCATTCTTTCTGCTCTGGGACTTCCATTTCATATGCAAACATAACGACTTCATAAAGATAATCGTATTGAGTTTGTGTCAACTCAATATTAATACCATTACTCCTTTCGGATTTAAATGATTTGTACTGTGAAAACTTTTTATTAGTCATTTGAAGTATACTCCCCTTCAACGACTCTTTTACCATTAAGAGCATACCATACGATTTGGGCATGACCATATTGTTGTGCCATGTCATAAAGTAAATCATATGCGAAAGTCGTTTGGACTCTCTCTCGGATGTTCGTGTTTGGAACTTCAATGAATTTTTCAATCATTATACACACCTCCCTTCAAATATTAAGTTTGCTTTTTTATCAAGTGCTAATTGAACACCTAAATGATCTTTGATCAAATTGAACATCTTACTGTTTAATTTGTTTGATTCACAGAATTCTGTGATTGCTTGTTCCATACAATCTTCAAATATGGATTCATGATGTAATGTTGACATAGTTTGTGGAAACCTTTGTTTGTTTATACTACTATTATACCCATAAAAGGGGGCATGTTGCAAGTGATAGTGGACACTTTATTAACTGTCACACTTAATAACCTTTTAATCCTCCGTCGCCATATACTTCCTTCATAAGGACGTCATATAATTCTTTGATACCTTTAACATCAAAGAATTTATCTGTAAGTTCATCAAGTATCTTTGACTGGGCATCTGCATCATAGTTTTTGCTTAAGTCTCTGATTTCTTTAATGTAGTAATTTTTGTTCATTAGTCTTCTACTCCTAATGCTTCGTTTAAATGTGATACTAACTCACGACAAAGACCCGCCATGTATTCATCACTACCATCTTCCTGTGGGTACATGTTGAAAATTTCAAGTAATTCATCTGCTGCATCGGATGCTGCGACTACTGGTGCTCTGTCAATTTTAAAACGATCAGTTGCGTACATGTTGTGGAAACCTGTTTGTGTATACTATTATTATACACGACAAAGGGAGGTGTAAACCTCCCCATGTGCCACTTTGTTAACTGTCCACTAATGGTCACACTGTTTGTCAATGTATGCATCTTCGTTCCAATGCTCATTAGAATTCAATGCCCCTACGTATTGTAAAATCTCATCATAGGTTTGCATACCGCTGCGTGACATTCTATTACAAGTGTATTCCCATCCGAGGTCACATAGTTTGTCCATTAACACGGATAGTTTGATTTGACGTTTAGTTTTCATGAAAATTCCC